TCACCCATCTCCGTCTCTCCTGAGATGCGCCCTGCCGGCGTCGGTGATCTCGTAGACCATCGCGTTATCCTCGGGCCGGTAACGTTGGGCCACCAGACCGAGCGATTCCAGACGCTCGACGCACACCATGATTGCCGCGCCGGGAACAACATCGTCGACCTTCTCACCGGCCGCGACGCGAAGCACCTTGATCTCGGAGTCGCAGAGGTCACCCATCTCCGTCTCTCCCTTGGAGGGCGGTGTCGATAACAGAATCCGCCGTCGCGCCGTGCCAGACGTAAAATCCCACCGGAGTGTCAGGGTAGACCTGAAGTCGCCAGATCGTATCGGTTGCCTTCATGCCCTCGATCTCAGCTGTCTCGACGTCCTCGAAGTCTTCACTATTCATGCCCCGTTCAATCCACTCAGCCGCTGTCATGTAGTTGGGGGCGTGGTCCTCATTTCGACTGAGGGTCAGACACATGCCCGGAAAGTCTCGTAGCGCCCTCCATCGCCTAGCGTCCGCCTCTGCCGCTTCGGCGCGGGCTTGCCACGACACAGGTTCCGGCGCCGACGGATCGACGAAGGTCCGGGCACGGAAGTGGTTGGCCTGCTCGCGCTCGGCTGCCAGATCCCTTGCCAGGCGCTCCCTCTCTGCGAGGATCGCTTGCTCGGCGATCTTGTAATAGCTCTCGGGCCACACAGTGCCGCCCAAGGTGCGATTGACGACCTCGCGCGCCAGGGCTTCGACGTCTTCCGGGATCTCACTCATCGGCTGTCTCCTTAAGGGCGGTGCGGCCGGAAGGGGCGTCCTTGCGCACCATCTCGTCAGTCACGTGCATCGTCACCTCCCGCAGGACGAACAACGCGGAATGCCGCCATGATCATCAATCCGATGGTCAGCGCCTGAGCTGTCAGATCGTCCTGCCGAAGGCTCAGCCTGCGGAGAACGTCAAGCGCCTCCGGTACTTGGTTCATTGCCTCTTCTGACGGCTGCAGCACGGCGCGGAACGCGGCATTCTCGGCCCCCAGCCGGTCCAGCTCACCGATGAGCGAAGGAAGCGCCTTCAGCACGGTATCGCACTCAGACCACGAGAGTGCCGGCTTCTCGGCAAGGCGCCGGATATCGGAAAGGTCAGGCTGCATCCTGCGCCTCCATATTGTCGATGTTTGCGAGGAAGGGGCGGAAGCCGTAGACGGCCACCCACGGGTTTGCCTCCCATGAGCCGGGACCGTTGATGCGCTCCCACAGATGCGCGAACACCGTGGACGGCTCATGCTCCATCGTGATTTCCGGCATGCCGGGGATGATGCAGTGCGAGTACGGCGCGCCATCGCGACGCCCCATGTCGACGACACCCTCCGCAATCGCGTCCTCCTCGCTGATGTCCCCCAGGCGCTCAACGCGAACGTCGGTGACAATCAGGGTGAGGCGGGAAGCCCATCTCGGCATGAACCGGGCGTGGCGGTAGCGGCCGGGGCTGTCCTGTATGGGGTCGTTCGTCTCGCGTCCGTGCACGAGAACCTTCGCATCGGCCTCATACCAGACGTAGGAGGGCGAACACTTCGATGGGGAGAGGGCGTCCAGATGGTCGCCGAGGCGGTAGGCCTCCTTCACCCAGAGGCGGTCGCCAACTCCGTGCGTACGCGGCCAGCGATAGCTGCGGTCGTTGGCATCAAGCGCGGTGACAACGCCATCCGCGATAAATGCCGGCGGGTCGTCGCATGCGCCGGTGAGATGCCGCCGCGTCTGCGTCTTGCCCGTGCCGGGCTGCTCGATCTCGCGCAGGATCGCGCGGACCATGAGCGGCGAAAATGGGATCGGGCGGTCAGTCATGGGCGCCCCCCTTCCAATCCCACAGACCTTGCGCGCCGCGGGCCGGCAGTGGTCGCTGGTGCAAATCGGCGGCGAGAAATCAGGGATGGTCGCCTTGGTATCGCTCATGGCCTTGCCTCTGGCACAGGCGTGTCGACGGCGAGCGCGACCTCGATCGGCCGGACCCAGATGCGATCCGCGCTCAGCATGAAGGTCTCGCCCATCTCGGCGAGCAGCAGGGTTCGGCCCATCACTTCGGCGATTGCCTGCGCGGCATCGGGCGGCACGGCATTGCCGATGTGCTCGCGCCACGCGCTATCTGAGGTGCCGGAGAGGCACCAGGTGCCGACCTCCTCGGGATCGACGAGCGACTGCAACGCCGCCAGTTCCAGCGTCGTGAAGGGACGGTGCCACGTGCCGTCGAGCGCGCGGATGACGGCGACGAGGCGATCGTCGGGCGCAGGCAGCATGTTAATTTTTCCGCCTTCAGATGAGGCGTCGGAATTTTGCTCGCGCGGATCGGCGACAGCCCAAGCGCCCCGGTCGTACTTGGCATAGGCCGGCACCGCGCCGGTCGGATCCGTCCAGCGCCGCACGCCGTAGTGCCCTTGCGTCCGGTACGTCTCCCGGTCGGCCGGCAGGCAGCCGGGACGCGGGTCCGCAACCGCGAAGGCGCCCTGTCCCGTCGTGCTGGCGCCGATGACGGTGCCCGCTGCCTCGCCGAACGCGGTGACGCGATACTTGCCCTTGCCGCCGAACCCGGCATCCGCGCGAGGGTCGGCGACCGCGAGGCCGCCGGCCGGACCGCCCGGGCCGGCTATGGCCGGCGACGTGCCGCCCCATGGCACGATGCGGAAGACGTTGTTGAAGCGAGGGGGACCGGGAATGCGGGGATCGGCCACAGAGTTGGGGCCGCCGCCCACGAACATCTTGCCGGTCACGACGCCGGCGGGCTCGGCCCACTGCCGAACGCCCATCTGCACCGACTTCGCATGCCCATCGATCCTGGGGTCAGCGACGGACAGAGCCCCGGACGCGACTTGCTGCGCGCCGGTGACGCAGAACGAGGAGCCGTTCCAGTCCGTGACGCGCAGCTTCGCGCTGGAAGCGCCATCGTGCCAGTTGCCATAGCGCGGGTCGGCGACACTGTACGAGCCGTTCGTTGGGCTCGACCGCCCGGCGACCGTGCCGCTCGGCTCCTCCCATTTTCGCACGCCGAGGACGCTCGCCTGCCAGTCGCCTTCGGGCGCGATCCCGTAGTCTGCGAGCGCGCCATTCTCGACCCGAAGGCGGTTGAGGCTGCGCCAGTCGCTGCCCGCCTCGACGAAGGCGAGACGCACCCACGTCTTCCACTGCAGCGACGGCATGCGATGCATCGGGCCGGCGGCGGGATCGCCCGGCAGCGGCAGCTTCTCGAGCACCTCGCCGACGCCGCGGAGCCGGCGCTTGGGCGGCTCGTAGAGGAACGGCGGCACCTTCTCGCGGTGGCGCGCCACCATCAGGAAGCGCTTGCGCGACTGCCCGAGGCCGCCGAGCTCGCCGCAGTCGTGCGTCGTCTCGGCCCAGGCATAGCGGTAGGCGTCGTAGATCGCCTGGATCTGATCGAGCAGCCAGCGGCCGCGGGTGGCGATCCGCGGGACGTTCTCGAAGAGAAGGAATTCCGGCGGATCGTCCTTGTAGGCTTCCAGCAAGAGCCACACGCCGCGGAGCGTCAGGCCGTTGAGCGCCTGGTATTTCGGGCTGAGGGAAACCTTCTCGGCGAGCAGTCCGGAGAAGCCCTTGCAGGGCATCGACATGAAGACGATGTGCGGCCGCTCGTAGCCGAAGGCGCGGTGAATGTCCGCCGGCGTCGCCTCGCGCCAGCCCGGCGGCGGCTCCTTCCCGTGGAACGCGCGATACTGGTCGAGCGAGAACAGGTCGAGCAGCGTCCCTTTGCACCCAGCCATGTGCTCGAAATCGGCGAGCGCCGACGGCACGACGTCGATGCCGCCGATGTTGCGGAACTTCGCCCGCATGCTGCCGACGCGGGCGCTGCCCTTGCGGAAGCCCTTGGCGCCGCCGCCGATGCTGCAGCACATATGGGCGACGCGATATTCGCGCTCGATGTCCATCAAAGACCTCCGAGGAGACGGGTGAGCGCGGCGAGCGCGAAGGCGAGCAAGAAGGAGATGACGGCCGCGATTGCGAACCGCTCCTCCTGGTAGCTGTCGGCCGATGCGGCGGCGAACTTCCGCATGGACACGATGAAGGCGAACACGAAGAAGAGCGCTCCGCCGTAGCCGAGGAGCGAGATGAGGATGGTGCCGATCATGTCCGCTCCTTCAGCGCAGCATCGCGCGCGGCATTGATCTCGGCGGCGGCCGCTTCCGAGCCGCCGCTGTCCGGGTGGTGCTGGCGGATGAGGAGGCGATGGGCGGCCTCGATCTCGTCCCTGCCGGCCGTGCGCGAGATGCCAAGCACCTCGGACCAGTGGCGGTCGGCCGGAGCGGGGAGGGCGGCGAACCCCTTCATCGACGCCATGACGAGGGCGAGGGTGCCGTGCCGGAGCTCGACGCGGCGCGCCTCGAGCACGTGGTGGATCGCCTGCAGATTCGCGGCAGGCGTCGCATATCGGTCGACCGGGATGCAGACCTGCATGCCCTGCCAGCGGAACCAGACCGCGACACCCGGATCGTCCGGCTTCTCGCATCCGAGCGAGACGTTCGACGACAGCACGACGTCGGTGACAGGCTTGCCGCTGTCGCGCCCGAAGAGGTTGAGGCTCGTGCGCACATTGTTCAGCGCGCCAGCCAGCGACGTCCGGAACTGGCCCGTCTCGCGGCTCTTCGACCGCGGAAAGCCATCCGGCCAGGAGAGCGGGAAGGCCGTCGTCATTGCGAGGCCTCTTCCTGCAGGACCTGGCGAATGTCGTTCGCGAGGCCTTCCAGCGTGTCGGCGATGCTGCGCTTTACCGCCGCCTCGGCCGTGGTGATCGCGACGTCGCCCCCGGTCTTGGTCGGGACGGTCGTGGACATTCTCTCAGCGCCGGCCCGGTGAGCCTGGGCTGCCGCGTCGAGCCGATCGGCGACAATGTTCCAGATGGCGATGTCGGTTTTCATGACACCCTCAGAACGGGATGGAATACCAGTCGGTGTCGGCCTCGACGGGCCGTGCCGGGGGCCCGGCATGGCGCCAGCCGCGCTGTCCGGCGGCCGGCACGATCCAGATGCCGGGTTGGAGCCGGCGGCGGGTGACGTCGTCACCGGTGCGGCTGGCGGCATAGCGCTCGCTCGTGATGAGCCCGCGCAACTCGCCCTCGGCGATGACCTCGGCGAGCGGGCCCTTCGCAACGACGTTGCTCCCGCTCATGAGGTGCCAGCCGCCCGGGATCATCACGCGACTTCCCCGGCCGCGGCCTCGGCGCGCCGCTGGTCGAGCCAGTAGCGGCACGTGTGATGCACGTCCTCGTCGAAGTCGCGCTCGAGCACCCACCAGAGAAAACCGCTGTCGATGTCGCGCCACGGCGTGCCGCGATACCGGCCGATGTGGCACGTCACCAGGAGCGCGGGCTCGCTCGACCACTGCACGAGCTCGTCGATCGTGGCGATCTGCAGCATGTCGCGCAGCAGGTGCGCCGTGACATAGGCGTCAGGGCCGGCGCGGTGCGCGAAGTCGGCGACATGCCGGCCGAGCCCCTCCGGATTGCGCCAGTAGCGCAGCGCCTGGTTGCTGTGCCCCGGCGCGTCGGGCCAGAGCCTCAACGCGCACTTGTAGGTGCAGATGATCGGCCGGCCGGCAAGCACCTCGTCCGTGAACCACTGGCGCTCGAATTTCGCGTTGTGCGCCGCGAACATGGTCGCGTCGGCGGGAGCGGCGACCATCTCAAGGGCCTCGGGCCAAGAGGGGGCGCCAGCCACGTCCTCGTCGACGATGTGATGGATGGCCGAGGCCTTGGCCGGGATCGCATGCCCGGGATGCACATACATCTGCACCATCGGGCAGATGGCCCAGTCCCGCGGCGCACCGGCGAGGTCGGCCGACCCCGCCACAAGGTCGACCCATCCCAGGTCGCAGACGCCACTGCCGACACCGTCTTCGGGCGGCGCGAAGCCAGTGGTTTCGAGGTCGACGACGCGAATGCGCATTGCTCACTCGCCTCCCTTGCTGTCGGCGTAGGCCGCGAGCTCGTTCAACTCGTCGGCGATGGGCGCGAGGAGCTTCTCGTGCTCGGCCGAGAGGGCGCCGCGCCACAGCTTGAGGCGCTTGCTGCCCAGCTTCGCCTTGGCCCGCGCTGTCTCCCGCAACTGGCGAACCTCTTCCGTCTCCTCCTCGGCCGGCGCGGCGGCAGACTTGATGCGCGCCTCGTGCGCCTCGAAGGCGTTCTGCACGCGGGTGCGCTCGTCGAGGCTCATCTCGTCGAGGGCGTCGGTGACGATGTCGGTGGCCTTGTCGAGGTCCTCGACCGTCGCCGCCGCGGCGCAGGCCGCTTCGTACTTCTCGATAAGCTCGTCGTAGGAGGTGGACGCCGAGCCGGCCGATGGCTCCGGCCCGGCGTCCTGCTGCTGTTCGACAGGCGCAGCGTCCTTGGGCTCTTTCGAGCCCGCCTTCGGCCCATTGGCCGAGGCCTCTGCAGGCGCGGTCTGCGCCTGGCTGTTCCGGGACTTCTTCGCGGTCGACGCCGGGGCGCCCTCCTGGGGCTGGGGGGCTGATTTGGCAGGCGCCCCGGCGTCCTTCCGGGCCGCTTCGGTCGGCCCGGGTTCCTCGGCCTCGTCGGCCTTGTTCTGCTGCGTGTCGCCCTCGGCGACCTGGTCGAGCTTGCTCTTGAGGTCCTTGGGGCGATCGGTCGCCGATCCGGCGGCAGCAATGCGCGGGAACATCTCCTCGACGGTGGCCTCGCCGGTTTTCAGCGACGAGTGCATCCCCGTAAGCGTCGCCATGTGGTCGAGCGTGATGTCGTCGACGCCTTGGACGTCGAGGGCGGTGAAGATCTGCTCCGGCGTCACGCCGAATGCGGCGAAGGCCTTCATCGCGCGGTCGCGGCGCTCGACGAGCGTCTTCACGTCGCCGGCGAGCACGCTCTCGACGGCGGTATAAGCCTTGCGCCACACGGCTTTCGGAACGGCGCCGAGGATCGCATTGCGTTTGGCGATGGCGCAGGCGGCATTGCCGGTGACGACGATCATGTCGTCGTTGAACACGCGCCCGTTCTTGTCGCTGATACGGCGCCGGACGCGCGCCGTCGTCGCGGTGTTCGTCTCCAGGTCGTGGAATACGCCTTCGGCCTCGATGTACTTCTCGAAGCGGTCGACATGCACGACGCGGGCGCCGACGCGGCAGTTGCCCCACTGGCCGGCGATGATCTCGGCGAGGCGCACGGACGGCCCCTTGATCGGCTTCCCGCCGCGCGGCAGCGCGTAGATGCACTCCTCCGCCGTCTCCTCGTCGAGCGTGGCGAGGGTAAGGATGTTCTGCACGGCGCGCTGGATGCTGCGGGGCATCGCCCGCGCCGTCGCGATCTGCGTGTCGACCTCGGCACGGGAGAGGGCAACGGCGAGGCTCTGCATGCCGCCGCCCTCATAGCCGACGGGCAACTGGTGGCTGATCTCTTCGTCCTGCACGACGGCGGGAGCATTAGCGTTCATGGATAGTGGTCTCCTGTCGGGATTGCGGGGGCGCGGAGGGATCAGCGGAACGAGGCCTTCACGTCCTCGAAGATCTTCGCGCCGGCCAGCTTGCGGCCGCCCATGCGCACGAAGGTGTTGAGCGCCATCTGCACGTGGTCGCGCTTGAGGTACGGGCGGAGCGCGTTGAGATCGATCTCGTCCATGGAGACGATCTCGCCCTTCCATTCGGTGCGGGCGCTGGCGACGGTCCCGGTATCGCTGCGCACGCGCGTCAGGTCCGCCGCCTTCGCGGCCGCGGCGGCTTCAGCCTGGGCAGCGCGTTCGGCGAGATCCTCGGCCTTGTCCTCGTGCTTGGCGGATGCCGTCGGCCGGTTCCGCTCGGCCTCACGCTCGGCGATCTGGCGCTGGCGCTCGGCCTCCTCCGCCAGCTTGCGCGCCTCTTCCTCGGCCTTGCGGCGAGCCTCGGCGGCCTTCTCGCGCTGGTAGACCGTGGCCCGGTCGCCGAGCTTCTTGGCGATGTTGTCGAGGCGTTCGATGAACACCTTGAAGAAGGCATCGACGTCCCGACCGCCCTGCAGGAACGGTTCCTTTTCCGCGACGCGCGCCCGGTCGACGCGCTTCGTCAGTTCCCGCGCGTCCTTGATGATCTCGCCTACGGCGACGAGATCATCGTCCGACTTGACATCCTTGGGCGCGCCGCTCGCGCGACTGGCGATCTTCTCGATCTCGTGCCGCAGCCGGGCATGGTCCTCGGCCAGTCGCTCACGCAGGTCGGGCGGGTTGTTGCCTCCGATGCTGAGGCGGGGATCGATGGCTTCTGCAACGGTCATTTCGGCGGCTCCTTTCAGGCGATTGCCTTGACGTTGAGCCGGCGATAGGTCGTCGGCTTTACGGCGTATCCGGCGCGGTGGATGGTCGGCCATTCGACCTTCCAGCCGGGCACGTAGGCGCGCTCGTACTCGCCGAGCTTCGCCTTGATCTCGTTCTCGATTTCGCCGATGCGGCTCTCGCGCTGCTTGATCTCGGCCTTGAGCTGCGAGCGCTCCTGCAGGATGACCGGCATCATGTTGTCGCGGGATAGGTCCTTCTCGAGGCCGTTGTCCTCGCGATATAGCGAGGCGATCAGCGCACCGTCGCGGCCGTAGTCGGGATCGGGCGCGTCCCGCTCCGCGACGCGGCGCCAGAAGTCCGCCACCGCGTCGCCGACACGCTTGACGATGCCGGCGTGCATCGGCACCTCGACGGGGTAGATGTCGATGCCGTAGCTGACGACGAGCGGCGCGACGCACGCCCAGCTCGCACCGGCAAGTTCGGCCTCGACAATGGCCTGCACCGCGATCCAGAGCGGCGGCTCGATCTCATCGGTGTCGGGCTCACGCCATTTCTGGCGGAAGATGCCCGGCTCGACGGACTTGAATTGCACGATGCCGAAGCCTGGCCGCTCCGGATCGACGGCGAAGGCATCCGGTGTCGCGCCAATCCGGCGCGCCGGGTCCCGCAGGTAGACGCCTCCCGGGACTGGGTTCGCCATTATCTGCCAGGTCGGGCGCTCCTCGCCGAGCAGCTTGATGCCGACCGGCTCAAGAAGACGGCCGCGGCGCATCGCCGGCGTCTCTTCCGGATCGGCCTGCACCAGGCCGGCCTTGAGCGCCCACAGGCCATAGGCCGTCTGATATTCGTGAACCCCGAGCAGGGCGCCGATCGTCGAGGCGGTCACGTCCTGGCGACGATTGCCGAGCCAGCTGTCGTGCGACGCGATCTTGAGCACTTCGGTGCCCCGCTTCTTCGTCGCGAGGTTGAGCAGAGCGGCGGCCGAAAGGCGTTCGGGCTTCATGCGGAGATCCTTTCGGCATCGACGCGCAGCCGCTGCAGCGAGCGGGCCTCGCTGATGGCCTCGTCGATGTTCTGGTCGATGAGCTCGGGCCCGTAGCCGCGGCCCATGAGGGCGCGCAGCACGTCGCCTTCGTCGTCGAGGTCGGCATCGTCAGCGATCAGGTTCGCCGCCATCGCCGCGATGTTGAGACGGCGGATGTCGAGCGGGCGCTCACGGCGCGGGCGATGGTGCCTCGTCACGGCGTGGTCTCCTCGTCAATGGCGCGGGTATGGGGCACATCGCCGTGCGGCTCGGCGTGCGGATCTTCCAGGCCGCGGTGCATGTCGCGCAGCACGGCGCGGACGCAGAAGGCGATGAGGATGAGGGCCGGCAGGATGAAGAGCGTGCCGACCGTCAGGGCGGCATAGTCGTGGCTCTCCCAGCGTGGCCACTCCCAAGCCGCTTTGTGGGCGTCCCGCTTTGCGATCGCGCACGCCTCGTCCTCGTCGACGGCCTCGACCTCGATCGTGCCGATCTCTTCGACGAACTGCTGCAGGTGGACGCGGAACTTCTTCTTGGCCTGCGTCTCATCCGTGCGCCGATCCCGCTCGGCCATGGTGGCCCGGATATTCTCCCCGCTCATGTCAGGCGACCTCCAACTTGGCGTAGGCCTGCATGGCCGCTGCCGTGAGGTTTCGTTCGACGAAAGCCTTGGTGGCCTCGAAGGTCGGGAATTCGCGGACGCCGAGATGGATCGGGCTGCAATCGCTCGACCACGCGTAGGACCAGCGGTCGGCATCGAGGCGCTGGATGGAGAAGCGGGTGCCGTCGACATCGGTGGCGTGCCACAGACCCGAGATGAAGTGAGCTGTCCAATCGAGGGGCATGGCCGTCACTCCGCTGCCTGCAGGAACGTCGGGGCGACGGTGTCGAGTGCCGCCAGTTCGGCCTCGATCCGCGCCGTCTCGCGCTTCCATGCGTTGAATTCGCCGATGCAGTTCGCGGCATAGAGCGCGTGCTGCAGCTCATCGCGACGACGCTCGACCGCCGACATGCGGGAGCGTGCATCATCGATTTCCCACTGGCTGCGCTGGATCGAAGCCTGCTTCCAGACCTTGCGCAGGAATGCGCCGAGCGGCGCCGGCTTGCCCCACTTGCGACGCAGGGCCCACGCTTCGCGCATGATCGCGGGCCGGTCGTAGCGGCCGTCGGCGGTAATGAAGGGATAGGACGAGGGGGCCATCGGTGCCTCCGTGAACATGATGCAATTCTGCATAAGGCAGATTTCATGTCAACTGCAATTTGCAGAATATCGAGGCGCGCGGCATCGCGGATGCAGAATGCCGCCGCAGGCCATCCGATGGATCGGCTAGACGAGGCAGGGACAAAACCGCTCGTCAGAGGGACAGGACGAGCGCGGCCCTCGCGCGGCGTCCAGGAGCACCGTTGCTCGATGAAGGAACGTCTGGGAGCAACGAAGATGGGGCGCCTTCAGCGCCCTTCTCTCAGGTCATCCAGGATCACCATGATCCAGGACGATGAGCGTTCATCCTGGAGAAGAACCTATATAGGGTGTTCTAAACCTCGCGCGCGCGAGCGCGTGAAAGGTCGGGACCGTGTTGGGCTGACGCAACGTGGGGGTAGGGGGATGAAGTCGCTGGCGATTGCTGTGCTTGTCGCATTGGGGTCTGTGACAGCACAGGCCTCAGAGAAGACGTTGCCAATAAAAGTCGATGACGTCCACAAGGAGATGAACAAGGTATCTCGCTCAATAAAATCGGATCTACGCGCCACGCGAGATAAATGCTCGGCGGGCGTTCAGAAGATTTGCGTTTTCAAGGTTACACGATATGTCTCGATCATGGCCGCGGCAGACTTGAACGAGGAGATGGCAAAAGAAGTAACTGTTGTAGCCATGACGCCGCCGGGCGAGCCGTCCGAGTCGATGTCGGCCATCCTCGTGTACTCGATGATGATGAAAGTTCTTTCGCCGGGTGCTCAGCAGGATGAATATGGAGACACGCTGCTCTCCCTATTCGAGGCTGCCAAGAACGGTGAAAAACGGAACGCCGAAATCGGCTCCGTTTCCTACTCGTTATACAAGACCGACGGGATGGGGCTGTGGTTTATTGCGGTTCCATCTTCAAGCGTCCAGTGACGTTTTCCGCCTTCAGCTGCTCTTGCGCGTCCGTCGGGGGCTGACCATCGGGCCGGCATCGAGCGGCAATTCGTCCATGCCCTCGACCATGTCTGCCCGGTTGTTCTCGCGCCGCAGTTGCGCGGCGCGTGCCCGTTGCTCGATTCGGCGGATCTGGCCGCGCTTGACCGTCACCCAGATCTCTCCGACCCATGCAACGCGAGCCCCGATGATCGGCCTGGCGTTAAAGCTCTCGAGGGTGAACGTATACGGCTCCGGCCCCGGCGCCAAGCGCTTGAGAAAGCGGCGCCCATCGTGGGTACGCACCGCGGCCTCCTCGCCGATGTAGGTGGCCGGATCGTACCGCTGGTCGCGATACACGACGACGACGTCCCCATCGCTATAGGCCGGCAGCATCGAATCGCCCCTGACCTCGAGCCCGATCATGTCGTCCGGCACGGGGAAGGGCAGCTCTACCGTGTCGAGCCCCTCCGGCGGCACTTGCTCGAATTCGGGCTGGATCTCCGCGCCGGCGCCGATGTAGCCCATGATGGGAACGGCGTGCGATGCATCTTCCTCCTCGCCGAACGCCAGCCATGCGAGCGAGACGCGGAAGGCCTTGGCATACTTCTGCAGCTCGTCGTCCTTGATCCCACGCGACCCCGACTCGTGTCCGGAGTATGTGCCATAGGGCACGCGCAGGTATTCCGCGGCCTCCTTTGCCGTGCGGAAACCGCGTTCGATGCGAGCCTGTTTCAGCCGTTCATGTCGCTCCATTCCTGCATCATGCAGAAAAACATTCTGCAAGTCTGAGAATGGACGCTTGACGGACTGTTCTGCATAAGGCAGATTTTGCGCCATGCAGAGCTTCTCCGACATCATCGATGCGCTTGGCGGCTCGGGCGTCTTGTCCAAGGCGCTCGGCCTGCCGCTCGGCACGACGAGCGCCATGAAGACGCGAGATTCGATCCCGCCGGAGTACTGGCGAGACGTCGTTTCGCTCGCAAAGTCGCGTGGCGTGGACGGTGTGACCTATGAGCGGATGGCCGCATTCGCCGCGGCCAAGAAGAAGCGCGTCGCGCTGGCGCAGGGAGCCGCATGATGATCGGCTCCGAGATCCACCCCTCAGCTATGCCGCGGCCGCTGCTCGCGATGGCCCATGCTGAACTGGGCGCTTCGCATCAGGTTGGGCAGGCTCGATCGCGGCATGACGACGTGCGCGACGATGCGGCGCTCGTGCTTAGCGTGCCCGTCATCGAAGCCCGGGCGGATATCCGCCCAGAACGTCATCCGGATCCAGTCCTCCCAGTCGTGGAAATCGACGCCGTTGGCGAACGTATCCGGCGTGTGGACGGGCTCGACCAGAGCGATGTGCTGCGGCTCGTCGTGTCGGCGCTTCGTCGGCATGGTGTCCTCTTTTTCGGTTCCTCCCCGGGCGCCCGATCGGGGCGCCTACCTTGCCGGCGCGCGAGCGTCGGCCCTTCTCTTCCTCTGGAGGCTTCCTGACATGTCCGCCTCCAGCTCCGTTTCCCTGTCGGCTTTCGCCATTTCCGGACCTGGTGTTCCCAGCACCTCGGCCCGTCCGGCTTCGACCACCAAGCGTTCCCAGCGCTCGGTCGCCCTTCCGATGTCCAGAGCATCGGAGAAAGCCGCGATGATATCTGCACGGAACCAGGGGCAATCCTGCCCCGGTGTGGGCCAAAACTGGTCCGGATCGATCGATGCCGATGGGATGGCGCGCTTCCTGCGCTCCATCTACCCGCAGAAGACGGCCATGCACGTCGCTGCGGATACCGGCCTGCCCGTCGAAAGCATCAAGAACTGGCTCAACGGCGTCAGTGCGCCGGGCTTCCGCGCGACCGTGACGCTCGCGCTGACCTATGGGCCCGACTTCCTGGCATCGATGGTCAAGGAGAAGCCGCGGTGGCTCGACAGGGCCGCGCGCGAGGAACGTCAGCAAGAACTTGAGCGAAAGCTGGAGAGTATCAAAGCCGAGCTCGCCTCTCTCTAAGGAACCAGTATGAGCGGCATCGGTCGTTATTTCTGGCTTGCACTGGCGCTCATCCTGCAGCGCCTCGCAGAGTTCTTCGCCGATTTTGCAGGGGTACTTCTGAAGTGGTCTCGAAGGTGTGAGGAGCGCGCCCGGTCCACGGGACGCGAGTGAGCAGCCGGGAGGCGCCGATGGACAACACGCGCACCGCTTCCACCTCCGAGGAGATGGTCAAGACCATCCTCCAGGTCGAGAGCGAGAGAGGCCCGACAGTTGCCCGCGAGTTCGCCGAGGGATGCCTGTTCGGGGCCCTCGGATACCTCGTCGTCCGGCTCGGCTCCCGCGCCGCCTACGACATCGTCCAGGCCGCGGCCGACGCCGTGGTCTCCCGACAAATCGAAGACGAACAAGGAGAGCGTCAGCATGAGCGCTGACCCGATCGAGGCGAGCCGCAACGTGGCAGCGGACGAGAAGCGCCGCATGCAGACCGTGCGCGCCGCCGTCACCAACATCATCCTGCTGGCCAAGCAGCAGTTCGACGAGGCTCAGCATTTTACGGCGGATGACAAGGACGCCGAGGACGAGATCGTCGCCATCCTGACGCGCCGCCGCGAGATCCGCTGATGTCGCGCGCGCCGACCTTTGCCGAGATCGCGGTCGAACTGCAGCTCGCGGCTACGCGGGAAGCGTTCGGGCTGGAGAAGCTCGAGCACCTGTCGGCGAGCAGTGGCGAGAAGGCGGTTGCAATAGCCGTCGTCGAGGTTCGCCGGACGGCCGAAGTGATCGCCGCGGCCGCCGGGATCTTCAAGTCCCTGATCGGCCACGAGGCCGAGGTCCGCAAGCTTCTGGGGCAGACCGATGGCTAGGTTCGACTGGACAGAGGAGCGGCTCGAAGACCTGCGCCGCCTTTTTCATAGAGGCCTCGGCGCGACAGAGATCGCCGTCGAGATAGGCGCCCCGACGCGCAACGTGGTCGCGGGCAAGCTGCATCATCTCGGCTTGCGGCGGCGCGACTTTCCGGCCCTCGACGAGAAGCCGGCGCCGAAGCGCCGTCCCGCCCCTCGTACCGTCAAGGCAGCGAAGAAATCCAGCATCCCTTCCGGAGAAGACATCACCGCGGCCCGGGTCGACGGGGCGGCCGGTGCAAGTCCGGGAAAAGGGCGATCTGTGTGCGGGCTCTCCGGAAGGGGAGGGCGCGAGCCCAGGGTTGATAGAGGCCCGCAAGATCGCCAGGTCGGCACGACGGGGGCGGCGGCTCCGGCCGCCGTCCCCGCGAAAGAACAGAAGCAGCGGCTCCATCCCGGCAACATCGCGCGCAAGGCCGAAGCCAAGCGGATCGAGCATGTCAATCCGGAGGCGCGCCGCGGCCGCGAAGCGCTCGCGGCGATGGACGCCGAGGCAACCGCGCCCGGCGGCGTCGCCCTCATTGATCTTCGTGAAAACCACTGCCGCTGGCTCTGCGCAGCGTCGCCCGACGGCATGCCGACCTACTGCGGCAGCCAGACGAAATTCGGCTCGTCCTACTGTCCGGAGCATCACGCCCGGGTGTGGATGGCCCCGCCACAGCGGGACAAGAAATGAGCGATCGCTATCGCCAGTTCCTCGAGGGGAAGATCAAGGTCGCGCCGGTGCGCGGTTTCGAGGTCGATCCGGCCGAGGTCAACCCAGATCTGAAGGAGTTCGTGCGCGCCATCGTGCCGGTGCTCGCCCATGGTGGCCGTCGCGGGCTCTTCTCGCGCTTCGGCATGCACAAGACGAGCGCCCAGATCGAGCTCGCGCATCTCGCCATGAAGAACACCGGCGTCGTGCCCCTCATCGGCGTGCCGCTTGGGGTGCGGCACGAGTTCTTCGAGGAGGCCGAGACGCGCTTTCGCGGCGACTGCGCCGTGAAGATGCGCTTCATCCGGTCCATGGACGAGGTCGACGAGCATTCGATCAACCTCACGAATTACGAGACCCTGCGCGAGGGCAAGATCGATCCGTCCGCCTTCGGCTTCGTTTCCCTCGACGAGGCCGCGGTGCTGCGCGGTTTCGGCGGCACCAAGACCTTCCGCCAGTTGATGGCGCAATTCGCCGGTGACGATCGCAAGGCGGGCGTGCGGACGGAGGGCGTGAAGTATCGCTTCGTGGCCACGGCGACGCCGGATCCCAACGAATATATCGAGCTGCTCGCCTATGCCGCCTTCCTCGACATCATGGACGTCGGGCAGGCCAAGACACGGTTCTTCAGGCGCGACAGCGAGAAGGCCGATCGGCTCACCCTCCATCCGCACAAGGAACGCGAGTTCTGGCTATGGGTCGCGTCCTGGGCCCTATTCCTGCAGCGGCCGTCCGATATCGGTTTTCCCGACGACGGTTACGAGCTCCCGCATCTCGACATCCGCTGGCACGAAGTCGCGAGCGACCATGCCGCGGCCGGGGAGGAGCGGGACGGGCAGATGCGCCTGCTGCGAAACGCTGCCCGTGGCGTGCAGGACGCGGCGCGCGAGAAGCGCGACAGCCTGCCGGCGCGCGTAGCGAAGCTGGCGGAGATCCGCGCCGAGGATCCGCAAGCCCATCGGATCATCTGGCACGACCTCGAGGACGAGCGGCGCTCGATCGAGCGCGCCATCCCGACCGTCAAATCGATCTACGGCTCGCAGCCGACCGAGGTGAACGAGCAGACCGCGCTCGACTTCAAGCACGGCCGCTTCGCGGAACTCGCCACCAAGCCCTCGATGTCGGGCGCGGGCTGCAATTTCCAGTTCCATTGCCACTGGGCCGTGTTCCTCGGCATCGGGCCGAAGTTCCACGACTTCATTCAGGCGATCCACCGCCTCGTGCGGTACGGCCAGCCCAGCCCGGTTGTTCGGCTCGACCTCATCTACACGGAAGCCGAGCGCGAGCAGCGCCGGAACCTCGAGGCGAAATGGCGCCGGCACGAAGAGCAGGCTGAGCGGATGAGCGCCATCATCCGCGAACACGGCCTCGGCCGGGCCGCGCTGACGGAGGTTTTGAGCCGCTCGATCGGCGTCGAGCGTGACGTGGTCGAGGGCGACGGATACCGCCTGGTCCACAACGATTGCGTCGATGAGACCCGGCGCATGGAGGCCGATAGCGTCGACCTCATCGTCACGTCGATCCCGTTCTCGACCCAGTACGAGTACACGCCGAGCTACAACGACTTCGGCCACACCGACAGCGACGAGCACTTCTTCGAACAGATGGATTTCCTGACGCCGGAGCTGCTGCGCGTCCTCAAGCCCGGCCGCAACGCGGTGATCCACGTCAAGGACCGGATCGTGCCGGGCGGCATCAACGGGTTCGGCTTCCAGACCGTGTCGCCGTTCAGCGACCTGACGGTGGCGCACTTCCGGCGGCATGGCTTTGCCTTCCTCGCGCGCAAGACCATCGCGACCGACGTCGTGCGCGAGAACAGCCAGACCTATCGCCTCGGTTGGTCCGAGCAGTGCAAGGACGGCACGCGGATGGGCGCCGGCATGCCGGAATACCTCCTCATCTTCCGCAAGCCGCCGACCGACCGCGGCAACGGCTATGCCGACGACCCGGTCGTCAAGGACAAGCCGCTCGTCTACTCCGCCGGTTCCGACGGCCCAACGGAACCGTTCCAGCGGGACAAGCGTCCGGTGCCGGGCACCGGATACTCGCGCGGCCGGTGGCAATTGGATGCCCACGGCTACATGCCGTCGGACGGCAACCGCTTTCTGCTGCCCGACGAGCTGCAGGATCTCGTTCGGGTCGGGCGGGCCAATCCCGACGACAAGAAGCCGATCTTCCGCGGCTGGAAGCGATATTGCGAAAAACACGCCTACGACTTCGGCACGCACGTCGCGTTCGCCGAGGAGCTCGACCGCTACAACCTCCTGCCGCCGGATTTCATGCTGATCCCGCCGCATTCGCGGCACCCGGACGTGTGGACCGACGTGACGCGGATGCGCACGCTCAACACGATCCAGGCCGCAGCCGGCCGCGAAAAGCACCTGTGCCCGCTGCAGTTCGACATCGTCGACCGCGTCATCGTGCAGATGTCGATGCAGGGCGAGACCGTCCTCGATCCCTTCGGCGGCCTCATGACCGTCCCTTATTGCGCGATCCGGCTCGGTCGCCGGGCCATCGGCATCGAACTCGATCGGAAATACTTCCGCGACGGCGTCTCGCATGTCGAGGCCGCCGCCGAGCGGATGGCGGTGCCGACCCTGTTCGATCTCCTGGAAATCACCGCCGAGCAAGCCGCCTGAAAGGAGAGCGAGCAATGCCTGAAGCTGCGAAGTCCAACGGGTTCGATGCGGAGAAGCTCAAGCGCTGGATCGGCGAGATCGACCGGCACAAAGGCGACATGCTGTCGAAGCAGGGCGAGTACATGAAGTACTGCCGCGACAAGCGCGAGATGATCAACAAGGTCTTCGAGCTCGCCGGCAACGATGGCGTGCCGAAGCGCGCCCTCAAGGCTCACCTGAAGATGCGCGACCTGCAGGCGAAGGCCGAGGCCGTGCTCGAGGGCCTCGAGGAAGAGGACCAGGAGAGCGTCGAATTGATCCGGGAGGCCCTCGGCGGCCTGTCGGACCTGCCGCTCGGCCAGGCCGCAGTGCAGAAGGCCGAGGAGAGCCAGACGCAGAAGAACGTGAAGGCCCTGAAGAAGGGCATCAAGGGCATCGTCGGCATGCCCGGGGCCGGCGACGAGGGCGAGGATCCGCGGCCGCGCTTCCTGAAGAACAAGGATGGCAGCGGGGATCAGCCTCAGCCGCCGGCGGCGGCGTAAAGCGGACGGGGCGGCGCGATGCTGATCTGGACGCTCGACCTCGGCGGCCGCACCGGCTGGGCAATGGGCCTGGCTGGGAAGCGGCCGACCAGCGGATCGTGGGAGCTGAAGCGGGGCGACGACACGCGCGAGGAAGCGTGGGCACGCCTCGGGCGCCATCTGCGCGATCACCTCTCGGTCGAGCGTCCCGATCTCATCGTCATCGAGGCCGCGCTCGAGCCGGGCGGCCAGAAGTCCGGGCATGCCGCCGCGAACACCTTCGGCTACCTCGGCGCGGTCTATGCCGTCGCCGGCTGCTACCGGGTCCGCGTCGCCGCGGCGCATGCCCAGTCGATCTCGAAGCACTTCATCGGTCGGGGCCGCGTCGGCGACCGCAGGCTCAAGAAGCAGCTCTTCATCGATCGCTGCCATCTGCTCGGTCTGCTCGACCGGGACTGCCGCGACGACAACCGGGCCGATGCTGTCGCGCTCCACGACTATGCCTCGGCGCGCTGGGGCCGCGCCGCTCCCAAGGAACTGGTGTTGTTCGGAGGCTCGCCATGACGGAACAGCCGCGAAAACCCACGCTCGCCGAGATGCAGGCGCTGACAGCTCGGATCGTCGACCGCTGCACGGATCGGCACGGTCGCCTCTGCGGCACCTTCGTGCGCCTTGAGCCCGAGGACGTGCGGCTCCTTCTTGCGGTCGACGCGACCCTCGCCCGGCTGCTGTGCGTCCAGGATGAGGCCCGAAAGCTCCTCGCCAAGGTCACTGTCGGGGGGAGGGCGGCATGAATGCGATGATGGACACACCGCGCCGTCAGCCGAAACCGCGACGGCCGGGAGCACAACGCCATGCCGGAGGTGCGGTGATGGCCTCCGCTGCCGAGCATGAGATCCGCGAAGCGCTCGCCGACTGGCTCGGGCGAGAGCTGCCGCGGGCGCGCGTGATCCATGAGCTGAAGTGCGGCGGCCGGCGTGCCGATCTGGCGGCAGTGGAACGTGAGCAGATCTGGCTCTTCGAGATCAAATCGGAGCGCGACACGCTCGACAGGCTCGGCGATCAGGTCAAGGCATTCTCGTCTGCCTCTCACTATACGATCGTCGTCGCGCACGAACGCTGGTTCGACCGCGAGCCCTACGACAACGGTACGCCGCGCCTGTCGTGGCCCCACAGAACGGCGGGGCCCCACGGGACGTGGTGCTATCCGGACCCGAGCGCAGACATCTCGCCCTATGGTCTGTATCGGTGGCGGTTGCCGGCGCGGACAATGCGACAGCCTCATGCGTTGCGCTTGCTGGAACTGCTTTGGCGCGCGGAGCTCCAGTGGGAGTGCGAGCGGCACGGCATCCCCTTCCGGTCGCGGGACACCGCACCGATGCTCATGGAGCGCATGGCCTGGCGCATGACGGGGGAGCAGATTGCCCGTGCGGTATGCAGGCAGTTGCGCGCCCGCTGGTTTCCAGAGGCTGACCCCCCGGTGGTGCCGGTGGTGCCGAAGCAGATTGAAACCAGCCACACCGCGGTGGAGTGATCGATGCGCCGCCGCAAGCCCCCAAAGCTCTCCGGTCTTGAGAAGGCGCTCCGCAAGCTTCTCGACGGTCGCACGTGGCGCCGACATCCAGCGCCCTTCTCGAAGTCGACGGCGGCCCGTCGTAGGCGCGAGGCACGACGGTTCGTCCGGTCATGGAAGGGGGCACCCGCATGATGAGCGACCGCCTGCCATGCTGCGTCCCGTTCTGCCGACGCACGACGAAGGCCGGCCGCTTCTCCGAATGGATCTGCGGAAAGCACTGGCCGCTCGTTCCGCCCGAACTGAGGCGTCTCAAACGCGGCACCGAGCGCGCCTATGCGGCCGCGAACCTCCAATGCGAGGCGATTGATCTCGAAGCTTACGAATGCGCGAAGGCGAACGGCGGCGGCGTCCACATCAACATCATTGAACGCTTCGGCAAGGCGGCTGATCGGCGGGATCGGAAGAGACGGCAGGCGGCGCGTGTATGGGAGCGCTGCAAGCGCGCCGCGGTCGAGCGTACAGCAGGCATCAGGGGCACGATATGAGCGGACCTGTTCCCAGCAAGAAGCTCCGCCTGGCCCGCACGGCGTTCTTGGCCGGCCGAGGCCTGCGCGCCGCCGATATCGCGGCCGATCCCCTCGTCGCTTCCACGCCCGACGCCGTGCGCCAGTTCCTGCGGCGCGCCGGCATCTCGGTTCAGTCCCCCGACGGCGGCACCACGATCTGCGTCACGGCCGTCACGCCGGCGACCGTTCGTGCGCTCGACGTGGCGGCCAAGGCCCGCGGCATGACCCGATGCGCGCTGGTCTACCGGCTCCTCGAGACGATCGGGCACGACAGCCACGCCGTCGACCTGATCGCCAACATCCTGGATGACAGCCGATAAGGACAACGAAAACGATGGCTCGTCCCAGCGACATCGATTTCAGTAAATGGATGGAACCGGCGGCCCGCCTCCTGCGCGGCGAGCCGAACCGCGTGCTGTCGAAGAACAAGACGTTGCGCTGGGGCCGGGGCGGCTCGTTCTCGGTCGACATCGAAAAGGGCACCTGGTTCGACCATGAGGAGGGAATCGGCGGAGGCGTGCTCGCCTTCCTGAAACGCGAGAAGGGCGTCGAGGGACGGGAGGCGATCGAGTGGATGAACCGCGAGCTCGGCGCCGGCATCTATGTCGAGGAGCCGGGGCGCCGCGCCAATGGCAGCGGCCGTGCCCATCATGATGACGGGCATGATGATGGCGTGCCGCCATGGGATGAGCGCGACGCACCGCCGCTTCCTGACGGTCAGCCGTTCCTCTCGACGAAGCCCGAGATCACCGCGTTCTACGATTACACCGATCTTGCCGGCGATCTGCTCTATCAGGTCTGCCGCAAGGAATGGATCGACGAGAACGGCCGCCGCAAGAAGACCTTCGTGCAGCGCCGGCCGGACGGGAAGGGCGGCTGGATCTGGAACCTGGGCGACGTGCAGCACACGCTGTACCGCCTCGCCGAGATCCGGGAGGCCGTCGCCGCCGGCGAGACGATATGGATGCCGGAGGGCGAGAAGGACGTCGAAACCCTGCAGCGGCTCGGCCTCGTCGCCACCACGAACAGCGGCGGCGCCAAGAACTGGAACCCCGAGCTCCACGCCGAATTCCTGCGCAGCGCCGACATCATCATCCCGATCGACAACGACAAGGCCGGCCGGGAGCGCGCCGACAATATCGCCCGCAGCCTCACGGGCATCGCGAAGCGGGTCAGGGTCTGCGACCTCGCGCCGATCTGGCCCGACATGCCGGCGAAGGCCGACGTCACGGACTGGATCGCCGAGGGCGGTGGCACGCTGGAGCGCCTCGAGGCCTATGTCGACCAGCTCCCGACCTGGGAGCCGCCGCCGTTCAACTCCCGCTTCGGCGCCATCACGTGGGGCGACATCTTCAAGCCCGGGCCGGCCTATGAGTGGCTGGTCAAGGGCATCGTGCCGATGCGCGAGGCTGTCCTGGTCTACGGGGCCCCCCAGACCGGCAAGAGCTTCTGGACACAGGACCTCGCCGCCCACGTCGCCCGTGGCGTCGACTTCTTCGGCCACCGGGTGCGGCGCGCCGGCGTGGTCTACTGCGCCTTCGAGGGTGGGAAGGGATTCCGCAAGCGCCAACAGGCCTATGCGCTGCACCACAAGCTGCGGCCCGAGGACGGCATCGACATGGTGGTGCTGACCCGGCGCGCCGACCTCTTCTCGAGCGACGAGGACGTCGAGGCGCTCATTGCCGAAATCCAGCACTGGGGTTCCGTCTTCTCCGAGCCGCTCGGGCTCATCGTGCTCGACACCTGGTCGGCCGCGACGCCGGGGGCGAATGAGAACGCGAGCGAGGACGTGTCCCGCGTCCGGGCCCGCGTGATGCGGATCGTTGAGGCCTGCCAGTGCTCCGTCCTCGTGGTGCATCACAAGCCCGCCGGCGGCGGCCGGCCCCGCGGCCATGGATCGCTCACCGGCGACTTCGAGACGACGATCGACGTCGACTGGGCAACCCGCGAGGAGGGAAAGCACGCCATTCAGCTCAAGGACGCCGACGGCCGGCCGCTGCGCAAGGCGGTGCTGACGAAGCAGCGCGAGGGCGAGACTGGTCCCGTCTGCACCTTCGTGCTGCGCCAGGTCGAGACCGGCCGGGACGCCGACGGCGATCCCGTGACCTCCTGCGTCGTGACGGCGCCAGCCGGAGCGGTCGAGGACACGAGCGCCCGCATTGCCGACACCAAGGGGCCGCGCATTTCCGAGGACGGCCGCTGGCACCTGAAGCCGAACCTCGAGACGGCATTCCGTGGCCTCGCCGAGGCGCTCAAGCGCAAGGGCCGTGCGGCGCCGCAGGAAATCCGGGCGCCGGCGAATGTCGAGTGCGTCACCTTGAGCGAGTGGCGCGACGAGTACGAGCGGCTCGCCCAGGGCGAGGACGAGGATCCCGCGGCGCTGAAGGAGCGGGTGAAGAAGGCTCGCGATCGGGCGGCCGAAAAGCTCCTCCTCGCCGGTTTCATCGGCAAGGACGGCGAATGGATCTGGCGGACCGACAAGCGGGTGTTCGGCATCGACCCGCCGGAATACCGCAAGCGCTCCGAGCCGCTGGCCGATGCCATCGCGGAGGCGATCGATGATCTCCTTCCGTTCTCCTGACCGGGAACATGATCGCCAAGACGGCGCGCGCCGGGTCTTGTCCCTGTCCGCTCCGCTTCTGTCCCTCGGATCGCGCCAGCCTGTCCCTGTTCGGACGGCTCTTGTCCCTTCTCATCGCGCCCCTGTCCCCGTGAAAGGTCGATGATGTCCCCCAAGCTGCGCGCCGACGCCATCGACCTCGACGAGCTCAAGGTGAACAACCTCGAGCGGCCGCTCGATGAGCGCGGGCCGCCGCGTCCGGGCACGAAGGAATGGCTGGCCTGGCGCCTGCAGCAGGCCTTTCGCACCCTCGACGCGCTGCCCGACAGCGCCCGTCCGCGCGGCTTCGGCCGCGCCATGCCGGCCTATGTCCACGACGAGCTCGACCTCTGGCACCAGCAGACGCAGATCGCCGAAGAGAAGCAGCGCGACGACGACAGCCGGAACCGCCCCAAGGCCCGGCCGACCTCCGCCCAGATCAGCGAGATGCACGAGGCCTTCGACTGGCTCGCGCGCCTTCGCCGCGCCGAGCCGGGTGCAGCCACAGTGTTACAGGCCTGGGCTTTTGCAACCGCAAGGCGTCACAACCTGCGACGCCTCTGTCGCAACCGCCAGTGGTCATATTCGGGGTTTCACCGCAAGCGTGAGCGCGGCCTAACCCTATTGCTGGACCTCATCAATTCGGTGCGCGCCTGACCCTGTTTTCCCCATGTCACGGGTTTGCGGGGCATTTGCAGAAAAATTGAAATGTTTTTAAGGGCTTACAGATCGTGTGACACGGATCGCGCGCGATACAACCGGCTCAAGCGCAAGCTGCGCTTGGCTTTGCGTCGATGTCACAGCACCCCCTCGAATGTCACACCTCCCTTCCTTGACAAGTGAGACCAGACCCCCCGATTTTCCCTCGCGTGTTCCCCCCACACTTGCGCCTTTCACGCGCAGCCTCCTGGGGCGACGCTTCCAGTCTCACCGTCACGACATGAGCGAGCCACAAGGCGAGCGCTCGCCCAGTCACGACGTCTCCAATGGAGAGCGACGAGAAGAGCCCCGCGCGCGATGGGCACGGGAATCGGTCACCACCACCTGAAATGCGCGCCGATCGTGAAGAGCAGCCCCGCCGCTGCAATCGCGCACGTGATCAGGTCGATCATCATCGTCATCGCTCGGTCTCCGTTGATGTCGACCGAGCGTCGCGCGCCAATGGTTGTCGTGACCAACAGCGCATCGGGGGCGTCGAAAACTAGACGAGAAGTAGATGGCCAAGGGATTTAAAACCGGAGGTCGCAAGAAGGGGGTGCCGAACAAGGTGACCCTCAAGCGCGAGGCCGAGATCAAGGCCTCCGGCCTCACGCCGCTGGACTACATGCTCCAGCTCCTGCGCAACCCGAAGAACCCGCGCGACGTGCGCTTCGAGGCGGCCAAGGCCGCCGCCCCCTATGTGCATCCGAAGCTTGCGGCCATCGAGCACTCGGGGCCCGGCGGCGGACCGATCCAAACCGAGGATGTGAGCCCGCGTGAGCGCATCGCTGGCAGAATCGCTCGCCTCGCTTCCCGAGCGGGAGCGGATGGCGATCCTTCGAAGCCTGAGTGAGGAAGAGGCGTCCGCCCTCGAATGGGACTGGCAGTTCTGGGCCCGTCCCGAGCAGCTGCCGCCGCCGGGCCAGTGGCTGACCTGGCTGATCCTCGCCGGGCGCGGCTTCGGCAAGACGAGGGCGGGCGCCGAGTGGATCAGGGCCGAGGTCTGCGGCGCGACGCCGCTTGAGCCCGGCCGGCGGATGCGCCTGGCGCTCGTTGCCGAGACGGCAGCCGACGCGCGAGACGTCATGGTCGAGGGTGACAGCGGCGTGCTCGCCGTTCACCCGAAGGCCTTCCGGCCGATGTACGAGCCGTCGAAGCGGCGCCTGACCTGGCCGAACGGTGCGACGGCGACGCTGTTCAACGCGACCGAGCCGGATCAGCTGCGCGGCCCGCAGTTCGATGGCGCATGGTGCGATGAAATCGCGAAGTGGCGGTATGCCCGCGAGACGTGGGACATGCTGCAGTTCGGCCTGCGTCTCGGATCGGACCCTCGCCAGCTGGTGACGACGACGCCGAAGCCGATCCCGGTGCTGCGCGAGATCATCGCGGCCGAGAGCACGCGCGTGACGCGGGGCGCGACGCGCGACAACGCAGGCAACCTGGCGCCGACCTTCCTCAAGTCCGTGACCGAGCGCTATGCCGGCACACGGCTCGGGCGACAGGAGCTCGACGGCGAGATCATCGATGACGTCGCCGGGGCGCTATGGACCCGCGCCATGCTCGACGGGGGCCGGGTCAAGGCGGCCCCGGATCTTGCTCGCATCGTGGTCGCGGTCGACCCTTCCGGCGCTTCGGACAATCCCGACCAGCGCTCCGATGACATCGGCATCATTGTCGCCGGCCGGGGAATCGACGGGGACGCCTATGTCCTTGCCGACCGCACCTGCCTATTGTCCCCCGCCGGCTGGGGCCGGCGCGCCGTCGAGGCCTACCACTCCTTCGCCGCCGACCTTCTCGTCGCCGAGAGGAACTTCGGCGGCGGCATGGTCAAGTTCGTCATAGAGACGGCTGGCAAGCAGGTCGCGTTCAAGGAAGTGGTCGCGTCGCGCGGCAAGGCCGTGCGAGCGGAGCCTGTCGCCGCGCTCTACGAGCAGGGGAGGGTGCACCACGTCGGTGCCTTCCACGACCTCGAGGACGAGATGTGCAATTTCACGTCGAGCGGATACATCGGCGAGAACTCGCCCAACCGCGCCGACGCCCTTGTGTGGGCCATCACCGAGTTGATGCTCGGCGACGGCTTCGACCCTGAACTCTGGAAGAGGCTCGCCGGCGGATGACGAAGGAGGCTCCGAAGCAGCGTGTCCGCGTACCGGCGGTATCGGTCCGCACAAGCGACAGCTTCCAGAACTTCGAGGCTCGGCTCGGCATCGGCACCGACAACATGCTGTCGGCGTCGACCTACGGCTTCAATCCGGTCACGAGAAACCGGGTGCTGCTCGAATGGATGTATCGCGGGTCCTGGCTGTGCGGCCAGGCGGTCGACGTCGTAGCCGACGACATGACCCGCGAGGGCATCATCATGAACGGCGGCCTGCCGCCGGACGACCTGGAAGAGATCGCGGCGGGCATGTCGGATCTCGCCGTCTGGGAGAGCCTCAACGAAGTCGTCAAATGGTCCCGCCTCTACGGCGGCGCGATCGCGGTGCACCTCATCGACGGCCAAGACCTCGCCACCCCGCTGCGTCCTGAGACTGTGGCGAAGGGGCAGTACAAAGGCCTGTTCGTCCTCGACCGCTGGATGATCCAGCCCAGCCTGTCGGACCTCGTCTCGGATTTCGGCCCCGATCTCGGCCTGCCGAAGTTCTACGACATCACGGCCGACGCTCCGGCTCTTCGCGGCAAGCGTGTCCATCACAGCCGGTGCATCAGGCTTGTCGGCGTCGACCTGCCGTACTGGCAGCGCATGACCGAGAACCTCTGGGGCATCAGCGTCATTGAGCGCCTCTACGACCGGCTCGTGATGTTCGACAGCACGACGACGGGCGCGGCCCAGCTCGTCTACAAGGCGCACCTGCGCACGATGAAGGTCGAGGATCTTCGCAAGGTGCTCGCCATGGGCGGACAAGCCCTCGAAGGCCTGGTCAAGCAAATGGACTTCATCCGCAAGTACCAGTCCACCGAAGGCCTGACGCTGCTCGACGCGAAGGACGAGTTCGCCGCTTTCAACTACACCTTCTCGGGCCTTTCCGATGTCCTGCTGCAGTTCGGGCAGCAGATCTCGGGCGCGCTGCAGATCCCGCTTGTGCGGCTTTTCGGCCAGTCGCCGGCCGGCCTCAATTCGACCGGCGAAAGCGATCTGCGGACCTATTACGACGGCGTGAAGAACGCTCAGGAGACGCGCCTGCGGCGAGGCCTCGAGGTGACGCTCGATCTCGTCGCCCGCTCGCAGATCGGGAAGGAGACGCCGAAGAAGTTCGGCTTCGAGTTCCGGCCGCTCTGGCAGCTGACCGACATGCAGAAGGCCGAGGTGGCACGCGGCACAACCGACGCCGTGCTGGCGGCGGAAGAGGGCGGCGTCATCAGCCGCGCCACCGCGCTCAAGGAGTTGCGGCAGGCAAGCACGACGACGGGCGTGTTCGGGTCAATCACCGATGAGGAAATCGCAGAGGCGGAGAAGGACCCGCCGCCGGCAGGCGAGCTCATCGGGGACCCGCCGCTGCTCGCGCTCGATCCCGCCCTTGCCGACCCGCAGACGAAGGGGGCGCAGCTTGTACCGGAGCCCATATCGAACCCGTGACCGCGCCGCGGGCAGAAGCCAGAGATCGGCTTTCACCCGCTCGCGCAAGCTCGAGGCTCGCTATGCGGCACAGCTGCGCCGGATCGCCCGGCATGTCGGGGAGATCGTTGAGGCCTTTCCGCCGGGCGACCCGGAGGCGCTGCCACGGCTCGATGCTGCGCTTCAGCGCTACGCCGAGACCATCCGGCCGTGGGCCGAAGCCGTCGGGCAACGGATGGTATCCGAGATCGCGGCGCGCGATGAGCGGGCATGGATGCAGGCCTCCCGCGAGATGGCGGCCGAGCTACGGCGCGAGATCAGGACGGCACCGACCGGGCAGGCCATGCGCGAGGCGCTCGCCGAGCAGGTCAAGCTCATCACGAGCCTGCCGACCGAAGCGGCCGAGCGTGTCCACCGGCTGACCCTCGAGGGCATCGAGAACGCGACCAGGGCGAGCGAGATCGCCAAGGAGATCATGCGCTCCGGCGAGGTCACGGAAAGCCGGGCGAACCTCATCGCCCGGACCGAGGTCGGCCGTGTCTCGACGGAACTGACCAAGGCGCGGGCGGAGCATATCGGCAGCGCCGGCTACATCTGGCGCACGGCCGGCGACAGCGATGTGCGCGAATCCCATCGGCGCATGGCGGGCAAGTTCGTCGCCTGGGATGATCCGCCAACACTCGACGGCCTGACTGGTCATGCCGGCGCACTGCCGAACTGCCGGTGCTATCCAGAGCCGGTCATTCCGGACGAGTGACGCTCTTCCCGTTGTCGAGCGCGTCGCTGGCGATCTTCTCCGGATCGGGCGCGCCGCCGGCGATCTGCCGTAGCGCCTCGACGAAGCGCCGGATCATGGAAGCGGCCTGCCATTCGGCGGTGTCTTCCTTGGCGATGTCCGGGACGGGGATGACTTGCGCGAGCGGAGCGTTCGCCTCGTTCAGATCATCGGCCGAAATGGCGGCCAGCTCTTCGAGCTCCTCGACGATCTCTTCCGGCGTGCTGCGCATGGCCGGGAACTCTACCTGCAACCCGACAGCAATTCCACCACGTGGGGGGACGCGGCATGTCCGACTATGCACCGAAGGGCCGATTGGCAGTGGCGGAACTCATCGTCGGCCGGTCCATCTCAGGCGCCGGGGCGCCGGAGGCCGGCATCCCCGAGGCCGAGAAGGGCGCTCCGAACGGCGTTGCGACGCTCGACGGCGAAGGCAAGCTGGAAAGCGAGCAGCTGCGGTTCGGCGGCATCGGCGATCCGGCCGGCCCGCTCGGCGAAGGCAGTCAGCTGCCGGCATCGCAGATCCCGGCCGCAACCCAGTCCGATGCCGGCGGCGTCAAGCAGATGGCGCCGATCGCCGACCTGTCCGACGCGCCCACGCAGCAGGACTTCAACAACCTGCTCGCCGCCCTGCGGGATGCCGGCATCCTCGCGACCTCCTGAGCGCCTCAGCCATGAAGTTCTACACGTCCGAGAAGATCGGGGAGACGCGAGAGCTCACCCCCGAGGGCTTCCTGCTGTGCCGGAACGTGCCGATCGCGCGCACCGGCGAAATGCTCTACCGGGCGAAAGAGGTCCCCGTCGAAGCCGGCCGGGACGGCATCATTCGGGTCTTTCGCGATGCCGATGACCTCTTCCAGCCGGACACCATCGCGAGCTTCGCGGGAAAGCCCGTCACCCTCGACCATCCCGACGAGGACGTCACGCCCGAGAACTGGCGAGACCTTTCCGCCGGCGTTGTCATGGATCCGCGGCGCGGCGAAGGCGACCTGGCCGACTGTCTCGTCGCTGACCTCCTGATCACGAAAGCCTCGGCCATCGCCGCTGTCCGCGATGGCATTCGCGAGGTGTCCTGCGGCTACGACGCCGACTACGAGCAAGTCGAGCCTGGACGAGGACGGCAACGCAACATCATCGGCAACCACGTTGCGCTGGTGAAAGACGGGCGTTGCGGCCCGAGATGCTCGATCGGAGACAAGGACATGACCACGAAGAGGAGCTGGAAGGATCGCGTGCTCCGCGCCTTCAAGTACAAGGACGAGGACCTCCTGAATGAGGCGCTCGAAGGCGCCCCGGACACCATGGACGAGCACGAGGAAGGCGAGGGCCAGACCCATCGCCTCGTGATCGAGGTGGCGCCCCAGGGCGAGGAGAAGGCCGGCCAGGAGGGCGCGAAGGACGAAGGCGAGCCCGATCCCTACGAGGAGCGCTTCGCCCGCATCGAGGCGTCCATCGCCACCCTCGCCGAGGCCGTGAACAAGCTCGCCCAGCCCGCGTCGACCGCCGACGAGGAAGGCGAGGAAGAGAAGAAGACCGAGGATAGCGACGAGGAAGAGGGGGGCACGCGCACCGACGACGAGGACGAGATCGGCGGCGACGATCCGCTCGGCGAAGCGTCCCGCACCACGGACAGCGCCGGCCTGAAGGACGAGTTCCAGGACCTCATCGCCCGGGCCGAGATCCTCTCGCCGGGCATCAAGCTCGCCACCTACGACGCCGCGATGCCGCGCAAGAAGATGCGCGACAACATGTGCGCCATGCGCCGCAAGGCGCTCGGCAGGGCGCTCGCCGATGACGTCCGGGGCAAGATCGTCCGCCAGGCGATCGGAGCCCGCGACGTCACCCGGATGACCTGCGACGCGGTCGGCGTGGCCTTCGTCGCCGGCTCGGAGGCCGTGAAGACATTCAACAACGGCCGCCTCGGGCTCGACATCGCGACCCGCGACCAGAGCAAGGTGGCGATCACGCCGCTTGCGGAGATCAACCGCAGGAACCGGGAGTTCTGGGGAAGCCGGAAGTAAGCCTCACCTCATCCCCGCAGCATCCAGAAGGATCTGACACATGGTTGCATTCGCTTTCCGGATGCCGGCAGGCATCCCCGGCACGATCACGCGCCCCGACCAGGCGAGCGTCGAGCCCAACGTCATCGACAGCGCCGCCCCGCCGACCTCCTATGGCGTGCCGGTCAAGGTCGTGGGCGGCAAGATCCAGCGCTACGCCGGCGGTGAGACCGCGGCCAGCTTGTACGGCATCAACGTGCGGCCGTTCCCGACCACGGGCAGCGGCACCGACGGCCTCGGCGTGTCCACCCCGCCGACCGCGGGCATCGGCGACGTCCTGAAGCGCGGCTATGTCAGCGTGCAGCTGCGCGGCGCGGCCGCGGCAGCCAAGAACGGCGCCGTCTACGTCCGCGTAGGGGGCGCCACGGCGCAGCAGCCCATCGGCGGCTTCGAGGCCGCGGCGGACGGCTCGAATACGGTCCAGGTCGCGAACGCCTACTTCACCGGCGCGGCGGACGCCAACGGCATCACCGAGCTCGCCTACAACCTCTGATCACCCGAGCGGGAGCCGATCGGCCCATCCCGACAATCCGAAAGGTATAGACCAATGAGGAACTGGAATGTCCTCGCGCTCGCGGTGCTCACCATCGCGGCGCTCTTCAGCGCGACCGGCGCCTATGCGGATGCCGGCACAGCGCAGGCCGTGGCGGCAGGCCTCGGCGCCCTCTCGCCCGTCGGCATCGCCGCCGGCGCCATGCTCGGCCGCAAGGTCGTGCCGGGCATGTTCGCCCTGGCCAAGCCGGCCATCATCCGCGCCCGCACCCGTGATGGGATGCTGACCTTCGACCAGCGCACCATCGACTCGACCGGCGCATTCCTCATCGGCGAACTGGAACGCCTCGACCAGAACCTCTACGAGCCGCTCGTCGACGTCACCTGGGGGCGGGACATCGACCTGCGCGAGGACGTCTCGATCGCCGACGAGGTGTCGAGCTTCACGAACTCCAGCTTCGCCGCGGCCGGCGGCGTCAACCCGAACGGCAAGGCCTGGATCGGTAGCGACAGCAACTCGATCTCGGCGATGCAGCTCGATATCGGCAAGACGGCCCAGCCGCTCACCCTCTGGGGTCAGGAGATTTCCTACACGATCCCCGAGCTCGAGAGCGCCATGAAGCTCGGCCGGCCGGTCGATGCCCAGAAGTACGAGGGCATGCAGCTCAAGCACCAGATGGACACCGACGAGATGATCTACGTCGGCGACGAGGTGCTGGGCTACAACGGCCTCGTCAACGCCAACATCGGCGGCAAGATCACGAACGTCAGCAACGTCGCGAACGGCGCCGGCGGCACTCCCGGGTGGACCACGAAGACGCCCGACGAGATCCTCGCCGACGTCAACGAGCTGCTGACCTCTGTCTGGCAGGCCTCGGCCTGGGCGGTCACGCCGAACCGCCTGCTGCTGCCTCCGGCCCAGTACGGCTACATCGCCACGGTGAAGGTCTCCGAGGCCGGCAACGTGTCGATCCTGAAGTACATCCTGGAGAACAACATCTCCCGGCAGAAGGGCGTCAACCTCGAGATCTACCCGCTCAAGTGGCTCATCGGCCGCGGCGTGGGCGGCACCCCGGGGCAGCTCGGCACGGTGGATCGCATGGTGGCCTATACCAAGGACATCCGGCGCGTCCGCTTCCCCATGACGCCGCTCCAGCGCACCCCGCTGGAATACCGGTCGATCTGGCAGATGACGACCTACTTCGGGCGCCTCGGCGTCGTCGAGTTCGTCTATCCGGAGACGATCGGCTACCGCGACGGGCTGTGATCGATGCCGGATATCCACGTTCACACCCCCTTCACGCTCACGCTGGACATCAACCAGCGTGAGCATTTCCCCGTTGGCGTGCATCGGGTGAGCGAGGCCGTCGCCTCGCACTGGTACACCAAGCTGCACACCAAGGACGACGATCAGGAGCAGCCGGCCGATGCCGACGCTGCGACTGACGATCTGCGCAGCAAGGTCGACGAGCTCAGCGCCGACCTTGCGAAGGCGACCGAGGACCTGGCCGCCGCGGTGGCCCAGCGCGACGAGGCGCTGGCCCGTGTCGACGAGCTCGAAGCGCTCCTCGAGCAGGCGACCGAGCCGGAAGCCTCATCCGAACCGCCTGCCGCGAGCGAGCAGAAGGATGGGGCCAAGGCGGAAGGTGCCAGCACCGAGGCGGACGAGAAGGCAGCGCTGCTAGCCAAGGCGGCCGAGATCGGTGTCCAGGTCGACAAGCGCTGGGGCATCGACCGCCTGCGCGCAGCCATCGAGGCCGGCCAGAAGGCCTGACACCGGCCGGCATCGAGACAGAGAGGCGAGGGCCATGGACGTCGCCACCTTCCGGCAGACCTTTCCGGAGTTCAGCAGCGAAACCACCTATCCCGATGCCCAGATCACCTTCTGGCTCGGGCTCGGCGAGAAGCTGCTGAACGCCTGCCGGTGGGGCGACGTCCTCGACTATGCCCTCGCCCTCTTCGCGGCGCACAACCTCGTCCTGGAGGCGCAGGCGCAGCGGACGGCGGCCGCGGGCGGCATACCGGGCCAGTCGAGCGGCGCGACGTCGAGCAAGACCGTCGACAAGGTGTCGGTCTCCTACGACGTGAATGCCGGCATCGTGACCGGTGCCGGCCACTGGAACCTGACCACCTATGGAACGCGCTTCATCGACCTCGTGATGATGTTCGGCGCCGGAGGCATCCAGCTGTGAGCGTCACCATCACGAAAGACGCCGTCGCCGAGGTGCTCAAGCAGGTCCGCGAGTTGACCCACAAAGAGGTCCTCGTCGGCATCCCGGACGCAAATGCCGGGCGCAAGCCCGACGAGGGCGAGAGCCAGCCGATCTCGAATGCTGAGATCGGCTACCTCATGGAATTCGGTTCTCCCGCTGCGAACATCCCAGCCCGGGCGCACCTGGTGCCGGGCGTAGAGGATGCGCTCGATCCGATCACGAAGCGGCTGCGCGCCGGCGCCAAGGCGGCGATCGACGGCAAGCCAAGAGCGGCCGACCAGGCGATGCACGCCGTCGGCCTGACTGCGCAGGCATCCGTGCAACGCAAGATCACGGATGGTCCATTCGAGCCGCTATCGCCGAAGACGTTGGCGAAGCGCCGTGCGCGCGGCCGCACCGGGGAAAAGCCCCTGATCGACACGGGTCAGTACCGGCGGGCCATCACCTATGTGATCCGGCCGAAGGGAAAGTGACATGCCGCTGCTTGACGTCACCGACGTGCTGTCCGATCCGGACTTCGTCGACAACACGCTCGTGTGTTTCCGGTCCGTCGAGACCGTCGACGACAGGGGGCGGTCGACGCTCCAGACGACAGCCACGCCCTTCGCAGGCGTCGTCACCTCGGATCGCGGCGACATCCTCGACCGGATCGCCGAGGGCGAGCGTATCACGGGCTCGATCCTCATCTGCACCACGTTCCGGCTCACCGACGGCAAGGCGGACGGCACCACGGCGGACGAGGTCGAGTGGCAGGGCCGGCGCTACACCGTCGCGGCGGTGAACGACTACTCCACCTACGGGGCCGGCTTCGTCGAGGCCGTCTGCGACCTGAAGCCCCTGTCCGGCTGAGGCATCCTACATGGCAAACGACAGCTCAACCGGGGGCTATCTGGTCCCCGATGGGCCTCCTGCGCCCCAGCCGCTGCAGGACGATGCGCTCGACGATTTCTTCCAGGGCCTCATCGTCGGCCTGACCGGCCTGCCCGGGCCCATGGTGCGGCCGCGCTGGCAGCCCAAGCCCCCGAAGCAGCCGCCCGCAGATGCGGACTGGTGCGCCATCGGCATCGTCAACGTGACACCCGACGACAATGCCTATGTCGGGCACGTCCCGGATGGCGCCGGCGGCGAGGGCGTCGACCAGCTCCAGCGTCACGAGGTGCTCGACATCCTCGCGAGCTTCTACGGGCCGAACCGACAGCACTACGCCGGCATGGCCCGGGACGGGCTGAGCATCGCGCAGAACCGCGAGCCCCTGTTCCACGCGGACATGGGCTTTGTCGGGGTCGGGCCGCTCATCGCGGCGCCCGAATTCGCCAATCAGCAATGGATCAAGCGATCCGACTTCACGATCCAGGTCAGGCGCCAGATCACGCGCGTCTACCCGGTCCGCAACCTGCTTTCGGCCCAGGGCGAATTCGTCGCCGACAACGGGCTTTCGCAATCCTTCACCGTGGAGAACTAGGCCATGGCATCGGGTCTTTCCGTCAGCGGCGTCGTCAATGTGAACATTGTCATGTCGCCCCTGGCCGCGCCGACGCGCAACTTCGGTGCGGGCCTTCTCGTCGGCTCGTCCGACGTGATCGACGTGGCTGAGCGCATCCGCCAGTACGCCAACCTGGCCGGCGTCGCCGGGGACTTCGGCACCACGGCGCCGGAATACCGGGCCGCCGCGCGCTTCTTCGGGCAGATCCCGCAGCCGTCGCTGGTCTACATCGGCCGATGGGCCCAGACCGCGACCTCGGGCCTGATCCGCGGCGGCGTGCTGCAGGCGGCCGAGCAGGACATGGCGAACTGGACCGCCATCGCCAACGGCTCCATGAAGATCAGCATCGACGGGGTCGAGAAGACCTTGTCGGCGCTCGACTTCAGCGCGACCACGAACCTCAACGGCGTCGCCGCGATCATCACGACGGCGCTCGCCGATGCGACGATGACCTGGGATGCCGCATCGTCCCGGTTCACGATCGAGAGCAGCTCGACGGGCGCGACCTCGACGGTCAGCTTTGCCGAGCCGACCGGATCCGGCACGGACGTGTCGGGGATGCTCAAGCTGACCAATGGCACGGCCTCGGCCCCGGTCGACGGCATCGCGGCCGAGACGCTGGTGGACGGGCTGCACAAGCTCGCCGACCACAACAGCGACTGGTACGCCGCCATCATCGCGGTGCCGACGCTGCCTGACATTCAGCAGGTCCTCGCGGCTGCCGACTACATCCAGGGTTCGCAGCGCAAGCGGCTCCTCGGCATCACGATCACGTCGTCGACGGTGCTCGACCCGCTGTCGACCAGCGATCTCGGCTATCTGCTCAAGCAGGGGAATTACAGCCGGGTGTTCTGGCAGTATTCGGCGGACCCTTACGCGGTCGCCAGCTTCTTCGGCCGCGCGGCCACGGTGAACTTCAACGCCAGCCGCAGCATGATCACCATGAAGTTCAAGCAGGAGCCCGGCGTTGCGGCGGAGACACTGACCGAGACGCAGGCCGCGACCCTGCGGGCGAAGAACGGAAACGTCTTCGTCAACTACGACAACGACACCGCCATCATCCAGGAAGGCGTGATGGCGAACGGCTTCTTCTTTGACGAAGTGCACGGTCTGGACTGGCTGGAGAACTATGTCCAGACCGCGGTCTGGAACCTGCTCTACACCTCGACGACGAAGATCCCGCAAACCGACGAGGGCACCAACGAGATCGTCACGACGATCGAGAATGCCCTCGGCCAGGGCGTGACGAACGGCCTTGTCGCGCCGGGCGTCTGGAACGCGGGCGGCTTCGGGCAGCTGAAGCGCGGCGACACGTTGACGAAGGGCTACTACGTCTACGCGCCTCCCGTTGCGACGCAGGCCCAGGCCGACCGCGAGGCGCGCAAGTCGGTGCCGGTCCAGAGCGCCGTCAAGATGGCCGGCGCGGTGCACTTCTCCGACGTCACCATCAACGTCAACCGCTGATCGGAGCTGATCTATGGCGACCTACAGCTTTGCGAACGTGACCGCCGCCATCACCGGCCCGGGCGGCGGTTTCAACCTGGGCAACGGAGCCGGCGCGTCGGAGGAGGGCATCAGCATCTCGATGGTCGAGGACAAGGACACCATGACCATCGGTGCCGACGGCTCGGTGATGCACTCGCTGCACGCCGGCAAGGGAGGCACGGTGACGGTGCGCCTCCTCAAGACGAGCCCGACCAATGCCCGGCTGCAGGACCTCTACAACTTCCAGCAGCAGTCGAGCGCCAACTGGGGCAACAACACGATCGTCGTGCGCGATCCGGTCCGCGGCGACGTGGCAACCTGCCGGCTGTGCGCCTTCCGGCGCCAGCCGGACCTGACCTACGCCAAAGAAGGCGGCGTGGTCGAATGGTCCTTCAACGCCGGCATGATCGACGAGATCCTCGGCGTCGGCACCCCCGAAATCCTCTGAAGAGCTGAGCGATGAGCGAATTCACCGTCAGGGGGCACACCTACAAGACGCGGCGCCTGCCGGCCATGGAGCAGTTCCATGTCATGCGCCGGCTCGCGCCCATCATCAACCACCTCGGGGACCTGTCTTCGCTGCAGAGCGCGACCGGCCTCGACGCGCTCGGGCCGGTGGCGCAGGCCATCGCCAATCTGCCCGACGATCACTGCAACTTCATCTTCGCGACCTGCCTCGGCGCCTGCGACCGCCGGCAGGAGGGCGGCAGCTGGGCCCCCGTGTGGAGCAAGGGCGCCAAGGGACCGATGTTCGAGGATGTCGACCTCCTCGCCATGCTCGAGATCACCATGCGCGTGATCCAGGAGGCCCTCGGCGATTTTTTTCCCGACCTGCCGCTGGGATCGAGCGGCAGGGACCCGCTCTGAAGTTCGAACCCGTAGCACTTTCCGACGACCTCGACTGGCTCATGCGGCCGGTCATGCGGGGGCTTTGCCGGTTCGAAAGCCTGAAGGACGGCACGCTCGACCTGTGCGACCTCGCCCTCATGAACGAGGCGATCGATGTGCAGGACGAGAATGCCTATCGAGCCCAAGAGGCGATGCAAGGCCGAGAGGCGATGAACCGTGGCTGACAGCAAGACGATCAAGGAGTTTCTCGTCGGCCTCGGCTACAAGGTCGACGCGAGCTCCGAGCGCAAGTTCAACGCCAGTGTCGCCGCCGCCACGAAGCACGTGCTTGCGCTGGGCGCGGCGCTGTCGAGCGCCGTGTCCGGCATCTCGGCATCGGTCGTCGCCATCGCGCGCAAGTTCGACGATCTCTACTACGCCTCGCAGCGCACCGGCGCCTCGGTCGAGAACATCCGGGCGCTGTCGTATGCCGTGTCGCAGATGGGCGGCACCTATGAGGGTGCCCGCTCCTCGATCGAGAACTTCGGCCGCGCGCTGCGCACCAATCCCGGCTTCGGCTCCCTGATCCGCAGCCTCGGCGTCGCGACCGAGCAGAACGGCCGCCTGCGCGACACGGTCGACGTGCTGCAGGACCTCGGCAAGGTCTTCTCGCGCCAGCCCTATTACATCGCGAACCAGTACGCCCAGGCGCTGGGCATCGACGAAGGCACGCTGCGCGCCCTGATCGAGGGCACCGGCAAGTTCGCCGACGAATACAAGCGCATGGCCGAGCGCGTCGGCCTCGACAACAAGCAGGCTGCCGAATCGGCCAAGGAGCTGATGCGGGAGTTCCGGTCGCTGGAGACGGCGATCGTCGTCGTCGCCGACAAGATCCTCATCGAGCTGCAGCCGACCATCACCCGCTACATGCGGGACCTGAAGGAGTGGTTCCTTCAGAACGAGGACACGATCAAGAATGCGCTCCACACGATCCTCGAATCGATCCGCTCGCTGACGAATGCCTTCGGCGCGCTCGTCGAGGGCATCAAGCCGGTCTGGCAGGCCTTCGACAGGCTCGCCGAATCGATCACCGGCCAGAACGGCCTGCAGGTCGCCTTCGAGGCCTTCGCGATCTACCTGACCACGAAGTGGCTGATGCGCGTGCTCGGCGCCTTCAGCGCGGTCGGGCTCGGGTGGAACGCGCTTCTCCTGCGCCTCGGCATCGTCGGGGCCGGCGCCTACATCGCTTCCGAAGGTGCCACCGCGGTCACCGGCATCACGCCCGGGCAGGCGTGGGAGAGCTACCAGAAGGAAGGCCTCGGCAACATCAACGGCCTGCGCGGCTGGTGGAGCCGGAACATGCCGACCTGGCTCGGCGGCGGCGGCAAGACCGCTCCGCCGACAAGCGAGCAGAAGCGGGCCTATGCGAAGGAGAGCTACCTCTTCTGGCGCTCGAAGGGCCTCAGCCACGAGGCGGCCCTCGGGCTCGTTGCCAACGAGCAGGCCGAGAGCGGCTTCAACCCGGCCGCCCGCGGCGATGGCGGCCGGGCACACGGCATCTTCCAGCATCACCCCGACCGGCGCGCCAAGATCCTCGCCGGCACCGGCATCGACATCTCGACGGCCTCGCATGCCGACCAGCTCAAGGCCGCCTACTGGGAGATGACGGAAGGGCAGGAGCGGGCGACCTGGCGGGCGCTGCAGGGCGTCAAGTCGGCCGGTGAGGCGGCCGCGATCGTGACGAGGCTCTACGAGCGCCCGGCGGACATCGCCGGCGAATCGAGGAAGCGCGCCGCGATCGCGGAGGGATGGTCGGAACTGGCCCGCGGATGGACCGCGCCGCCGGCGTTCGATCCCGGCCGGTTCGCCATCGGGGGGCGCTCGCCGTGGCAGATGGGCGGTGGCCGGACGATGCTGATGCCGCCGGACGTCGCCGGCGGATCGTCCAACGTCAACCTGCACCAGCGGACCGAGATCAACGTGCTCGGCTCCTCTGATCCGGCCGCGACGGCGCAGCAGGTGGCCGGCCAGCAGCAGGGCGTCAACTCGACGCTGCTCCGCAATGCGCAGGGGGCATTCCGATGAGCATCCTCGACGAGGCCTTCGCCCTGCTGATCCGCAACGGCCGGGCGATCGGATCGATCATGCCCCACGTCGTGGTGCAGGAGGTGCACCGCGATGACATGATCATCACCGATCACCCGGTCGAGCGGGGTGCCGCGGTCTCGGACCATGCCTTCAAGCGGCCGTCCGAGATCGAGATGCGCTGCGGCTGGTCGAACAGCACGGCCCGCGCCGAAGGCTATGTCCAGGAGGTCTACGAGGCGCTGCTGGCGCTCCAGGCGGTGCGGGAGCCGTTCGACGTCTACACCGGCAAGCGCGCCTACGAGAACATGCTCCTGAGCTCGCTATCGGTCACGACGGACGAGCATACCGAGTTCGTGCTGATGGTGACGGCACGGCTGCGCGAGGTGATCATCGCCGATACGCAGACCACGTCGGGAGCGCCTCAGAGCGCGCAGGCCTCGCCCCAGAAGACGGCGGCAACGGCGAACACAGGCCAGAAGCAGCTTGCGCAGGCCCAGTACGCGCCAGGTGGCCTGTAACGCTCGCCTACTTGCTTCCGTCGATCATCATGAGGCGTTCGTTGACCCACCCGCTGCCGTAGGCGGTCTGGACCTGCCAACGCTTGCCGTCCTTGCTCAGGATCTTCGCGGGCGCGTGGTCGGGGACCGATTTGCACACGACCTGGTCACGGTCGCAGACCGGAGCCCCGGACTTCACCCAGCATGCCTCCTGCTGGGTGGAGGTGCACAGGCGCCTGATGCTCTCGTCCCACGTCTCGGCGCCCGCCGACGGCATCTGCACCAGGATGTACAGGATGCCGAGGCCGATCAGGCCGAAGACGACCCGCATGAACCCCGGGAAGAGGATCGCGAACAGGATCAGGACGAGAAGGGAAATCAGCATGTGTCGGCTCCCATGCCGCGCATCCTACCAGATCCGACCGGCCCTGACACGAGGATGCCGACCCCATGGCAACGACCTTCGAAGTGCCGCTGTCGCCCATGCCGCAGCGGTTCCTGATCACGCTCGGCGATACCGAGTATCAGCTGACGCTGACCTATCGCGATGCGACAGAGGCGGGATGGATCCTCGACATTGCGGACGTCGACGGGAACACGATGATCGCCGGCATTCCGCTCGTGACCGGCGCCGACCTCCTCGAGCAATACGGCTACATGGGGTTTTCGGGCGCCCTCACGGTCGCGACGGACGGCGACCTCGATGCGGTGCCGACCTTCGACAACCTCGGCACCGAGGCTCATCTCTTCTTCACGGTCGAGGACTGATGGCGAAGCAGTGGCTACGCGAGATCCGGCTGAAGGTCGGCAGCAACTCGCAGGAGATCGACGTCTCGCAGATGCGCATCAAGTTCGTGGTGCGGCACTGGGAGCTCCAGACGCCGGCCCATTCCGACATCATCATCTACAACCTGTCGGACGAGACGGCGAACCGCATCAAGAAGGAATTCACCACCGTCTCGCTCGAGGCGGGCTACCGGGAGAACTTCGGCCTCATCTTCCGCGGCGAGGTGAAGCAGATCCGCAAGGGGCGCGAGAACCCGGTCGACACCTATCTCGCCATCCTCGCGGCAAATGCCGACCGCGCCTACAACTACGCCGTGGTCAACAAGACCCTCGCGGCCGGGCACACCTTCCGCGATCAGGTCGAGACCTGCATTCAGGCCATGAAGCCCTACGGCGTGCAGGTCGGCCATATCGCGGATCTCGGCTCGCAGAAGATGCCGCGGGCGGCCAGCCTCTTCGGCATGGCGCGCGACGTGCTGCGGCGCGTCTGCTTCGCGACGAACATGAGCTGGTCGATCCAGAACGACCGGCTGCAGATCGTGCCGAACCGCGAGGCGGCGCCGGGCGAGGCCATCGTGCTCAACTCGCGGACCGGCATGATCGGCCTGCCCGTGCAGACCATCGACGGCATCCTGGTGCGCTGCCTGCTCAATCCGCAGGTCGTGCCCGGCAAGCGGGTGAAGATCGATCAGGCGAGCGTGCAGGAGGCCCGGTTCAATCCGTCGTTCACGGCCGAGGTGCACAACGCCATGATCCCGTCGACTGCCGACGACGGGCTCTACAAGGTGCTCGCGGTCGACCACATCGGCGATACGCGCGGCCAGCCCTGGTATTCCGACCTCACCTGCATCCGCGCCGACGGCCAGGGGCCGCTGCCGCTCGGCCTCGCCCAGCGCGGCATCGCACTCGACCCGGAGCAAAGCTGATGGACCTTCGCGAACGCATCGGCGACCTCGACGAGGGCTTGCAGGCGGCGCTCGACGGGCGCCAGGCCTCCATGTGGACTGCGCTGCCGTGCACCGTCGTCAGTGTCGACCTGGCAAACCAGACCTGCGTCCTTCAGCCGACCGTCAAGGCGGCGGTGCGCAAGCCCGACGGATCCCAGGAATGGGTGAGCCTGCCGGTCCTGCAGGACGTGCCGCTGCACTTCCCCGGCGGCGGCGGCGTGACCATGACCTTTCCGATCAAGGAAGGCGACGAGGCACTCGCCGTCATCTCGTCCCGGCCGATCGACAGCTGGCATCAGTCCGGCGGCGAGCAGCAGCAGACCAGCGCCCGGATGCACGATCTGAGTGACGCCATGGCCTTCGTCGGGTTCCGGTCGCAGCCGCGCAAGCTGAGCAACGTCAGTGCCGAATCGACGCAGATCAGAAGCGATGACGGCCAGACGAACATCGACTTGCACCCGTCGAACGGCATTGGCCTGACGACGCCGCAGAAGGTCGGCATCTCCGCCGGCAACGGCCTGGAGATGGAGATCAACGGCGGCTCCGGGACGGCGACCATCAAGGGGACGCTGGTCGTCGAGGGAGACGTCATTGCCGGCGGCGCCGGAGGCGTCAGCCTCCTGAACCACGTCCACACCAATGTCGAGCCTGGCGGAGGCCTGTCGGGCCCGCCAGAGCAATAGGGAGGCGACGGTGCGCTATCGCAAGCTCGACGAGAACGGCGACTATGTCTTCGGCCGACAGCAGGCCGATTTCTGGCGCGACGTGCCCGAGGCGCCGGCGCAGGCCGTGTGGACCCGGCTGCAGATGCAGTACGGCGAGTGGTTCCTCGACACCACGGACGGGACGCCGTGGAAGACCCGGGTGCTCGGCAAGTACACCGGATCGACGCGCGATCCCGTGATCCGGGCTCGCATCCTCGGCACCGAGGGCGTCACCGAGATCGTGAGCTACTTCAGCGATCTCGACCGCAACACCCGCAAGTTCTTCGGACAGGCCGAGATCAACACGATCTATGGCCGCACCATGGTTCAGGGGCCGATCTGATGGCGACGCCGGTTTGCACGATCGACGAGAATGGCATCCATGCCCCGACCTATCAGGCGTGCCTCGACTACTTCAAGACGGAGTACCGCGGCATCTACGGCCAGGACGTCTACCTCGAGAACGACAGCCAGGACGGACAGCTTCTCGCGCTCTTTGCGCTCGCCTTGCACGACGCCAACAGCATGTCGGTGTCGGTCTTCAACGCCTTCTCACCCTCGTCGGCGCAGGGCGTCGGGCTGTCGCGCGTCGTCAAGATCAACGGCCTGAAGCGGAACGTCGCCACCTCGTCGACCGTCGATCTCAGGATCGTCGGCGTCGCCGGCACGACCATCAACAACGGTGCCGCGGCCGACGATGCCGGCAACCGCTGGCTGCTTCCGGTCAACGTCACCATTCCGCCGGCGGGCGAGATCACCGTTACCGCGATCGCGGCGCAGCCCGGCGACGTGAAGGCCGCGCCGGACACCATCACGACCATCGCCACGCCGACGCGCGGGTGGCAATCCGTGAACAATCCGAGCGATGCTGTCCCGGGCGCGCCGGTCGAACGTGATGCGGCGCTCAGGCGCCGGCAGGCCGTCTCGACCGCGCTGCCATCGCGCACCGTGCTGGAGGGCATCGTCGGCGCCGTGGCGTCGATCAGCGGCGTCAACCGGTATCGGGTCTACGAGAACGACACCGATATCACGGACGCGAACGGCATCCCGTCGCACTCGATCGCTTTCGTGGTCGAGGGCGGCGATGCCCAGACGATCGCCGAGACGATCGCACGCAAGAAAACGCCGGGCGCCGGCACCTTCGGATCGACGACGGTCACCGTGATCGACGCCTATGGCGTGGCCCACGATGTCAGGTTCTCCCGGCCGGTGCAGGTCGACATCAGCGTCGCCATCGTGCTCAAGCCGCTCGCCGGCTACACGACCGGCGTCGAGGAGAGCATCAAGCAGGCCGCCGCCGACTACATCAACGCCGTCGAGATCGGCGGCGGCGAGGCGCGCGTCGTCGAATGGGGCGAGGTGATCGAGGCGATCAAGAGCATCGCCGGCAAGGATGCCTTCCGCCTCGTGTCGCTCGAGCTGTCGTCGCCCGGCGGCGCGGGGACGCCCGATATCACGCTCGCCTTCGACGAAGCGTCGCACTGCGACATCGCCGACGTCACCGTCTCCATCGCCCCGTGAGCGTCCCATGGCTGACTTCGACACGACCGCCGCGAGCTTCGTGCTCACGGCGGACAGCACGGTCGTCACCGCAGACGTGGCGCCGGCGCCGCCTGCACCCGCCGAGAACGTCGAGGAATACCTCGGCCGCATCACCTCCTGGCACCGCGGCAAGCCGAAGTTCGTTGCGACGGTCCGGGCGGTCGCCCAGGCCATGGTCGATGTCGCCGACTTCACGGCCGATCTTCCCGAGGACTTCGACCTCGACCAGGCCATAGGAGCCCAGCTCGATGTCGTCGGCGAATGGATCGGGCGGTCCCGCTTCATCGAGACACCGATCCCCGGGCTCTACTTCTCGTTCGACACCGAGGGGAGGGGCTTTGACGAGGGCATCTGGAAAGGGCCCTACGATAGCGACACGGGCATCACCCGGCTCGACGATGACACCTACCGGCTGCTGCTGCGCGCCAAGATCCTCGCCAACCAGTGGGACGGCACCAACGAGACGATCAAGGAGGCGCTCGACACCATCTTCACCGATGGATCGACATACCTGTCCGTCATCGACAACTACGACATGTCCATGACCATCGGCGTGTCAGGCAAGGTCCCGTCCATTCTGTTCCTTGCCATCCTGAGCCAGGGCTACATCCCGCTGAAGCCTGAAGGCGTTCGCGTCAATTACCTGATCACGTCGGTCAACTACGCGCCGCTCTTCGGCTTCGACATCGAGAACGAGTACATCGGCGGTTTTGACAAGGGCGCGTGGGGCGTCCCGCCGGAGCATTTCACCTCCTGACCCATAGGGACCATCATCGATGGCAACGAATGACTTCCTGCCGTTCGGCACGGGGGCGGGCGCGAACGTGCTCGACCAGGCGAGCTGGGTTGCTCTTCAGGCGCGCCAGACGGGCTTTCAGGCGGGCATCGCCCAGTCCCCCCAGCTGAACAAGACGTGGCGCCAGAGCTCGTTCATGGCTGCCGCCGTCGCCCAGGCAATGGCGGAGGGGACCGGCAAGGACGTCGTCGACGACGGCAACTTCTCGCAGAAGGTCGCCCTTCTGAAGGAGTTCCTGCGCAACCAGGCGATCAACTATGCCGTCGCCGGCGGCACGGCGAACGCGCTGACGGCCGCCTTCGACCCGGCGCCTTCAGCCTATGCCGAGCTCGTCGGCGCGCCGCTACGCGTGCGCGTCACGGCCGCCAACACGGGGGCGGCGACGCTCAACGTCAACGGGCTAGGCGCCGTCCCAATCCGGACCCAGTCCGGGGCGGAACTGAGCGCCGGCGCGCTCGCGGTCGGCAGCGTGCAGGAACTGCTCTATGACGGCAGCGCGTTCCAGGTCATGGGCACCGGGAGCGACGACATCAAGGACAGCCTCGCGGAGCTCGCGAAGGGCGACCAGGCGATCTTCGGGTTCCAGGTCAACAGCGCGCATCAGATCAGCCAGGAGCGCGTGAACACTGCCGTCGCGGTCGGGCCGTCCGGCGCCGCCTACGTGACCGACGGGCACCACGTCGCTGCGGTCGGGCCGACGGTATCGGCCCAGCGCATTGCCTCTCCGCTGCCTTCGATGGGGGCCTATCCCTACGGCATCAGGGTGACGGTGACGACGCCGAAGGCCAGCCTCGCTGCGTCCGACTACCTCTACATCGCCCAGTTCATCGAAGGGCAGCGCATCGCACCGCTCGCCTTCGGGACGAGCGGCGCCCAGAAGCTCGGCATCGGCTTCGGCATCCGGCCCAGCATCGCCATCACCGGGGCCTTCTTCCTGCGCAACCGGCAGAAGAACCGGTCCTACGTGCACCCGTTCACTGCCCCGGCGAACACGGACACGTGGGTGTCGTTCGTGGTGCCCGGAGACGTTGCGGGGGCTTGGGACGTCGACACGTCCGTCGGGCTCGAGGTCGGTTGGTGTCTCGGGGCCGGGTCGAGCCTGCAGATCGCTGCCGACGCGTGGGCCGGCAGCAACGGCATCGCGGCTTCGGGAGTGACCAACCTCGGGGGCACCAACGGCGCAACAGTTGCCGTGTCTGGCCTGTTCATCGTCGCGACCGGCACCGCTCCCACGGCCGGATATGCGGCGCGCTTCCTGCGTCCGGCGGATGCGGAGGAATCGCTTTGCCAGCGCTACTTTGAGAAAACCTACGATCGTGACGTGGTCCCCGGCACCGTCACGACCGTCGGTTCGCATTCGATGGACGCCAGCAACGGCCCGCACGTCAACATGGGCAGCACCTCGTTCTGCCAGGTGCGCAAGCGGGTGTTGCCGACGGTCACGTCATACTCGCCGCAGACCGGAGCCGCGGGGCGCGTCTACAACGGCTTTGGCGATGTCGTCCCGCAGGTCCGGTACATCAGCCAACGCTCGTTCGAGGTGGCGGTCCTCGCCGGATCGTCTGCGAGCATTCATGCCCACTGGGTAGCCGACGCGAGGTTTGCGATCCCATGATCACGTCAGCACGCTTTACCACGGCCGCCGAGGATACGGTGGCCGTTACCGAGGCCGACGGCACCGAGTGGCATGCCGCGTGGCCCGGGTCGCGCGACACCGTGCGGGGTGGGCAACTCGCGGCTTGGATCGCCGAGGGCGGCGCCATTGCGCCGTACAGGGTCGATTTCGCCGCCCTCAAGGAGCGGTACAAAGCCGAGGTCGACCGCGAGGCCGAACAGCAGCGCTTTCGCCACATCACTCCAGGGGAAGGGCAGGCTTTGACCTATCTGCGCAAGGTCGAGCAGGCGACCGCGGCCCTCGCGGCCGAGAAGCCGAAGGCGGCGGATTATCCGCTACTTGCCGCATCGGTCGGGATCGACGGCAAGACGATTTGCGATGTGGCGAAGGTCGTCCTGGCCCGGGCTGCGGCCTGGGAACTGGCGAATGCCCACATCGAGCGCGTACGCATGACGACAAAGGCCGCGATCGACGCTGCGACCGATGTCTCGGGAGCCGAGGCGGCGCGCCGGGCGCTCGACTGGGGCACGCCCTGACCGGCTGCCGGCATAGCCCGGCCGCCACTTCCCACGCGATCAGCTTTGACCAAGCGGGCACGCGAGTGCTCGCCGCTGGAGCTTTGGCCTATGGCGCAGCAGACCATCAACATCGGCTCCGCTCCCAACAGCGGCGACGGGGATCCGATCCGGGCGGCGTTCACGAAGGTGAACGCGAACTTCTCGGAGCTTTATTCTGGGCAGGCGGCGTTCTCGGCGGCCCTCTCCTCGGAGATCCAGACGCGGGCTCAGGCGGACGGGATCCTCCAGTCCGCCATTTCCGCGCTGGCCACGACGGCCGGGATCATCGGCGCACTCGGCTTCACGCCTCAGAACGTGGCCGAGCGGGGCCTGGCCAACGGCTACGCCCCGCTCAATGCGGACGGGAAACTCGACGCCGGATTTTTGCCCGGCGCCACCGCATCGAACGAGACCGACTTCAACGCCTTCGTTACGACGGGGCTTTACGTGCTGACCGGCGATGGGAACGCTCCGCTTCCCGGCCCGACGAACCGTTGGGCCTTGCAGGTCATCGCCGATCCCCAGGTCGCGAACAGGGTCCTTCAGCGCGCCTACCTGATCGAAGGAGGCGCCAAGCTCGAGATCGCGAGCCGACGCTGCATCGCCTCCGGCACGTGGCAGGCATGGCAATCCGGGGCCGCACAGGCCGTCGATATCGGGTTCGATGACAGCGAGGTCTATCAGGGCTCGCCGAACGTCCAGGCAGCGCTCGTCGCGAGCGCCAACTACACCGGGTTCGTCGAAACCCAGGCGATGCTGCAGAACTTCGTCTACGGCCTGACCCTCGGCAATTGGTCGGGTACCGCGGACCGGGTGAATTTCGGCGTGACCATCTCGCCGGGCCAGTGCCGCGGCAACGGTGTGACCGCCGCCAGGACGGTGACCTGGGCCAAGATGCTCAACGCGGCCTGGGCCAAGGGGTTCGGTGCGGGCGGTCTCGATACGGGGTCGGTTCAGCCGAATGCGACCTACCATGCGCACGGGATCCGGGAAAATGCGACGGGCGACCTGGATGTTCTCCTGTCCGCGTCCGCTACTACGCCGGTCGTCCCAACCGGCTGGACGCGCGTGCAACGCCTCGAGGCGGTGCTGACGGACGGCAGCGGGAACATCCGCCCATTCGTGCAGAGAGGCAACCAGGTCTGGCACAACGTCGAGGGCGGAGTTGTCAACTATTCCCAGCCGGGGACCAGGGCGAAGTCGGCCATTGCCGTCACGGTGCCGACCGGCGTGCGCGTCGAGGCAATCCTTTCCCTGTATATCCACGCCAGTGGCACGGATGTTCAAGCAACCGGCAATCTCTACGACGGCGTCAACACGAACATCCGGGTCCGGGCGCGCATCTACGGCAATTCGAGTGTGAACGGCATCGAGCAAGAGCTGCGGCAGTTCACCGACACCTCCGCACAAGTTCTGTTCTCGCTCGGGAGCACGCACGCCAGCACTGCCAGCTCCCTGAATACTCTTGGCTGGATCGACCACTCTATTCCGAGGATCGGCTAATGGCGATCTACAACACGGCACCGTTTGTTCAGAAGAACCCGCAGAAGGCCTGGGAGGAATGCCCGTTCGTCTACGACGGACGGCTCTTCAAGGCTGGCTTCCGGCGGCAGTGGGCCGGCACCGCAGGCCTGGAGATTGTCATCTCCGAATACGACGACGCCAAGGACGTGTTCTGGGTCGTCGGTCGCATCCCGTGGACGCGCCTGCTCGGTTGCATCCTGTCCGACGATGACGGGAGGATCTACGCCTTCGGGACGACGAGCACCGGTGCCGGCGGCAATTCGATCAAGCGGCAGGAGATCGATCCGGCCACGTGGGCCTTCATTGGGCCCGAGTGCCACGTCCATACCGCTCCGGCAAACGTGACCATTTACAATACGTCGGTCTGCAAGCGCCCCGACAGCACCGGGCATGATCGCTATGTCCTGGTCTACGAGACCAATGAAGGTCCGGTGGCGTTCTCGGCGCGCTTCCTCAAGTCGTCCGACCTCGTGGCGTGGACGCCTTTCGGCTCCCTCATGCGCCCCGAGTCATATGCGGCCTGTCCGACCATCAGGTACATCAAGGACGGCTGGTTCTTGCTGACCTGGCTCTGGCACAATGTCCACCTCGGAAAGAGCTACTGGATCACCAACATCGGCCGCACCAAGGACTTCGTGAACTTCCCGTCGTGGACCGGGGCGCCGCACCTCTCATCGGCGACGCAGGTGCTTTCGCCGATGGATACGCCCTACGAAGGCTGCAACAACAGCGATTGCGACTTCGTCGAGTACAACGGGCGTGTCTATTTCACCTATTTCACCGGCGATCAGGCAACCTGGGCCGTTAACAGTGACGCCTGGTACGACGGCACCCTCGAAGACTTCTATCACGAGTGGTGGCCAGCCTAGGGCACCGCTTGCGTGCCGGGGCTCCCCGGCTGTAAGCAGGTTGCATGATCGAGCGGCCCCACTACGGCGATACGGATTTCATCACCGGCATGCGCGCCTGGGCGGCCATGGCGGTGGTGCTGATCCATTCCGGGGGCGCCGGGCTTCGATCGCTCGGCGCCTTCGGGGACGCCATCGTCGACTTCGGCTCGAGCGGCGTCTACGCCTTCTTCGTGATCTCGGGGTTCTCTGTCTCCCATTCGATCACGAAGTCGTCGGGCTATGCCGACTACATGACCCGCAGGCTATTCCGCATCCTGCCGGTCTACTACCTCTACATCCTCGTGGTCGGGCTGATCATCGGGGCGAGCGCGGAAAACCTGATCATGCATCTGCTCATGGTCAGCTGGCTCGATGTCGAGATCGCCAATTCCATCCTGCAAGTCGAATGGTCGATCCCCGTTGAGGTCTTTTGGTATCTCCTCATCCCGCTGCTGTTCGCCGTTGCGCGACGAAGCGGGTGGCACCTCGCGGCGGTGCTTGCTTTCACCTTCGCGTCCTACGGCATTGCCGAGCGGGTATCCGACGCCGCCGGGTTCTCGCGGCTGGCGCTCCATTGGAGCCCGTTCAGGTACGCTTTCCTGTTCGCGCTTGGCGTCGCCGCCTTCATGATCCGGGACCGCCGGCCGTCAATGCCCGCATGGGCATCAGATGCAGCGGTCTTGTTCGCCGCCCTCCTGATCGGCGCCCATCTGGTGAGGCCGATGATGGAGCCGCTGTTTGTCGCCGGCATCGCGACGGCTGCCATCGTGGCTTTCGCGCGCGGCTCGTCGCTGACCGTCAAGACGCTGTTTCTCTCGCCGCCCGCGCTCTGGATCGGCGCGATCAGCTACAGCCTATATCTGGCGCACATGCCAATCTTCAGGTTCTTACGCACCATGATGGACAACGGCACGCCGCTGCTCTTCATGGTCGGCACATCACTCGCGCTCGCGGTGGCGTTCGCGAGCTATGTGCTTGTTGAGCGGCCATCAATCACGCTGGGCCGCATGCTGCGACGGCGGAGCGCCGCCCAGGCCTGAAGGCGCCAACGATCAACAGATCTCAGCAACCCCGCTTCGGCGGGGTTTTTCTTTGGCGAAACCATGCTCCGTCTTGTCCTCGTCGTCGTCCTCGCGACGGTCCTTGCAGCCTGCCTCCATCGCCCTGTCCCCGGAGACGATCCTCTCGGTCCGGCGCACTTCGGGCGCGCAATGATGAGCTTCTGAAGGAGACCCCATGCGCACCGTCACCATTGCCGACCTGCGGGCCATCGCAGGCGGGCCGGCTCCGCTCGCCTCGAAGCTGGTCGGGCCCATCAACACGCATGCCGCGTCGCAGGGCATCACGACGCCGCTGCGCATGGCGCACTTCCTGGCGCACATGGCCGAAGAGACCGACGGGTTCCGCGCCCTCGTCGAGAACCTCAACTACACATCGGCCGCGAGGATCCGGCAGGTGTGGCCGTCCCGGTTCAAAACGGACGCCGCGGCCAAGCCGTTCGTGCGAAAGCCGGAGGCGCTCGCCGAGAAGGTCTATGGCCGGAGGCTCGGCAACACGGCGCCCGGCGACGGCTGGCGCTATCGCGGCGGCGGAGCGTACATGCTCACCGGCCGCGACAACTACCGGCGCTTCGGTGCCTCGGCCGGCATCGATCTCGAGGGCAACCCCGAGCTGGCGCGAGATCCGGAAACGGCCGTCGAGGTGGCGGCGCGGTACTTCGCCGCCCGGATGGCCACCGCGGCGGACCGGGACGATATCGAGGGAACGACGCGGGCGCTCAACGGCGCCCTGACGAACCTTGCTGCGCGCCGCACCTATCTGGCGCGCGCCAAGTCGGCGTTCGGCGTGATGGCCGCCCCGGCGAAGGTGTCGGGGGGCAAGGATGCCTCCCGGGCGTCGAAGGCGGATCTCATGCGCCTGCAAGGGATGCTGCGCGATCTCGGCTATGCCGAGGTGGGCATGGTCGACGGCAAGTGGGGCAGCCGCACGCGCGGTGCGCTGCTCGCCTTCAAGGCAGACAACGGGCTGCCGGTCTCGACCGAGCTCGACGAGGCGACCTGGGCCGTTCTGGCGCGTGCCGCGCCGCGGGAGGTCTCGCCGGCGCGTGCGGAGGCCAAGACGGCGCCGAGCGCAGCGGCGAAGGCGGCGCAGGCGACGAAGCTCATAGGCGGCACGGCCGCCGTTGCTGGTGCGGCTGACGCCGCTTTGGAGCCGGCCGGCGGTATCTCTGGCGCCGTCGGATGGCTGTCCGGGGCCGGCGAGATGGCACGGTCGGTCGGCGATGCGCTCTCGCCGTTCCGCGATCTGTTTGCGTCACTCGCCGGCAACTGGCCCCTGCTGCTCCTGATCGGAGGCGCCATCCTCTTCCTCGTCGGCCGTCACATCTTCCGGGACGAGGTCGAGAGCTACCGCGCCGGGGAATGGTCATGATCTCCGCCGTCGTGTCGGCGGCGACGTCCCGTGCCGGCCTGGCGGCGATCGGGCTCGTCGCCGGCTTTCTCTACGGTCACCACGTCGCCGGCCGCGGCGCCACTGTCCGCGATCTCCGGTCGGAGGTCGCCACGCTGCGGATCGACCTCGCCATTGCCAAGGGGGCGGCCGAGATCGTCGCGGCCGAGACGGCCGATCTCGACCGGCTGCACGCCGAACTCAGGGGGAAGAACGATGCCTATGCCGCCGACCTGGCGAAGAGGCCGGATGATCGCTGCCGCCTCACTGGCGCTGATGTCCGCCGCGTGCACGGCAACCGTTAATGCGCCGGCATCGCGAGATATACCGTCGACCGCGACCGCCGGCGCCCTATTCCAGCCGGTGCCGCATCCACCTGTCCGGGAAGGCGACGACGCCCGGCAGAAGCTCGCCGAAACCACAGCGGCGCTGACGATCGCCAACCGCCGGATCGTCGGCGCCCGGGCGTGGGTCGAAGACATCAGGGCGCGCCTGATGCAAGGGGCAGGGGGGCGGTGATGGCACTTGGGCCAACAGTCGAGTGGCAGGAGATCGCGCTTCTCGCCGGCATCCTAGGCGCGGCGGCCTCTCCCATCATATGGGTCTGGCGAGACGGCCGCTCGTCGATCCGGGAACTTCACAAGCGCGTCGACCGGCTGAAAGAGGAAGTCGCCGCCGACAAGCTCGAGGCGGCGAAGACATTCGTCTCGGCCGAGGCTGTCGCCCGTGTCGAAAAGCGTCTCGTTGCCAGCGAAGAAAGGATGGCGGCCGCGATAGAGCGGCTCGGCGAACGCATCGATCGAGCGATGGAAACGCTGATCGAGCGCCGCCGCAGCCGGTCCCCCTGACACATCGGCGGAAATCGCCGGTTCCAGAGCTTCCCGCGGGCGACCGCGTGAAGGCGGCGCTTCGGCGCCGCTGCCCTCCGGGCGTTTCCTCCCTGACTTCGCCCCGCCCGGTTCGCCCGTGGCGGGGCCTTTTTGCGTTTCAGGGGCTTGTGCGGTCGATCAGCGTCATCAGCCGACGCAGGCTTGCCTCGCGGTCGCAGTTTCCGCCGTCGCACCATTTGTCATAGGTGGAGCGCGGCACGCGCAGCTCGGCCGCTGCCTGGTTGCGCGTCCAGTCGTGTGCGGCAGCCCATGCCTTGAGGCAGTCGCTGAATGGCCGCGGGTCTGCCTCCCAATCGTGATCAGCCACGCGGCGCATCTCCCATCTCGATCCATGCCCAGGCGATGCAGCGCTCGTAATCCGCTAGCCACGAGGCGGCCGGGATAAGCAGCTCGGGATCATCTATCCGCACCGCGAGCCATGGCGCATCAGGCATTGGGCCGATATCTCCCGCGCGCGCCTCATGGAGGCTACGCCACAGCTTGTCCGCGCCCCGCGCCCGAGGCGCGACGCCGAAGGTCGCCAGCGGCATGCCGTCGCCATCTTCGACCGTCGCCACGAGAAATGCCCCATGCGATGTGGCGCGCAGGCGATACGGCGCCAGCGTCGGGACCGGATCGCGGCCGTCCTCGAGCGCTCGCGACAGGTGGACCCGCATGGCGCGCAATACGTGCTCCGGCATCTCGTCGCGCGGCGAGCGTCGGCTATGGCCGGTGTCGATGGTGTAATGCCAGAGATAGGTCATGCGGGGGCGCCCTCTTTGGCGTATTTGACGGTGATAATCCCCTTGAGGATCGGCAGTATCTTGCGCATCTCGCGCCACCGCTCCGCCGGCACGGACCACATCCAGACGTGCCCCTCTCTGACCAGGCCGCGCGGCCATTTACGGGCGCCCTGAACGCCCTCGATCAGGCGCACGCACCGGCTGTCCGGTGGCAAGGCGACCTCGAAGCCGGGCGCGCCATCCAAGAGCACGGCTCTCCCATGGAGGGTGCAGCTATAGACGGGCCTGCCCGTCGGGCGCTTGCCAACCGGATGGCTGGTATATCGCGGACCTCCGCCGAGGTCTTGCCATGCCGACCAGTCCTCGAAAAAAGCCCCGTCTCTGAGCCTTTGGGCCCCGGGTGAGATGTCCACGATCAAGCCTCCTCGCGCGTCCGGTAGCCGGTCATGTACTTCGCGGCATGGATCAACTCGTAACGGATGGCGCGGCCATGCACCTGCGCATCCATGCCGATCCACGCCCACTGGGAGCCGTCGTCGCGGCGATGCCGGCTGCGCCAGCCGCGGCCGCGGGTGACCTTGGCCTCGAGGTAGAGACCGGCCTGACGGCCAGCCTCGATCATGGAAAGGAGCGCCATGCGAGGGCGGGGAGCGACGAACAT